GTCGCGTTTTCCGTGGTGTGTTTTTCGGTGCTGTTAACCATGACCGCCGCGGCGACGGTTTGATCGCTGTTGTTGTTACTGAGTGCGATTGACCAGTCAACCTCATATGTGCCCGCCACAGTGACGAGCAGCTCTTTCGAGTTCTGGAAGGTCGTGCCATTGCACAAGCTGGCCGTCATGCCGCCGCCAACCTCGTAATAGGTATTGGCGAGTGTGGCCGTTACGGCTTGCGCGCCGTCGTCCATGTACATTGATCCGTAGATCAGGCTGTTGATTAGCACATCGCTTGACGATCCGTCCGCGTCCGCTTGGATGTAGGTTCTATCCCCGCCGTAGTCTGTAACGACGTGCTTGACTGTGACCTTGCGCGACGCATCCGTTGACGTACTGTAAGCAGCTTGCATCTGCGCCATTTTGCGATACGTGCCATCAACGCTTGACTCGCCGTACATCGTCATAGCCGGGCCGAACCCAGTGCTGCCGCCCGTTGAAGCAGTCGAGACACGCGCCTCTATACGAGCCACCTCTAGCGCCGCGTTATTCGTCGTTGTCTGATTGACGACATGCAGTCTGCACGAGGCCGGATCGATTCCAATTCCAACGTTCTGGCTGTTGTCAATCGACATCGCAATGACGCCTGTCGTGGCGTTGATGTCAGCGCCCGTGTAGAATCGGACTCTGGTCGCGGTGTAATTTCCACCCAGACCTCCGCCGAAATTCACGGCATGGTCGCCAGACTGAATATCAGCCGAGAACATGGAGACTAAGCCAGAGGTGTACCTGCCAGTGACTATACTGGCGATCTTGTTTACGTTAGGGGCGGCGGATGATCCAAGATAGATATTGCCGCCAGACCCAATGACAGTCAACACAGTGAACGGCGATCCGCCAATACCGAGATTGTTACTGGCATTGTTCCAGATCAGATTCGCGCTACTCGATAACGAGCTAGTGCCGCTCCAAAATGTGACGCGGCCACTCGCGCCGCTGCCTGTGGTGGGCGTTGTGCCAGCTGACGCAAGTGTGACAAGTCCTTTGGCGTTGACTGTTACTGTCGCGTAGGTGTACGTCCCCGGCGACGCGTTGACTGTCGCCAGTGTCGCCGCCGCGCTGCCCGGCCCGGTCGCAGATACGTCGCCCGTGAGCGCAGTGAGGTAGTTCCCGGCGGGTTGCTTTCCACTGAACGTCGACCAGTCTGTGCTAGAAAGATATCCGTTAGAGCTGGCCGAGGCTGCCGGAATGGAGATCGTTCTGTCTGCGCTCAGGTCTCCGCCGCCGAGCAGAGGAGAGGTCGTATTGATCGCCCGCGTTGCTGGAACGAATTCACTCGCGTGCTGGCCGTCCAGTAGGTCGGCGTTCAGATTCTCGTTGAGTGTCGTGCTCTCGACCGAAAGCGGCTCTACACCAGTAAGCGCCGTGCTGACCAAGCGATAGACGCGCGTTGTATTATCGAGCGTGTTCACATTGAACACGTCCTGATCCGTGAACGAGAACACGAGGTCGAGCGAATTCACCGCAGAAGACAGGGCGAACGACGACAAGTTACCAGTCGCGTCTGAAAACGTCAGCCCGCCATCCGAACTGGTATAGACAATGGGCTGCCCGGAGACAATCGCCGAGCGAGCGTGGACGAGCAAGCCACCACCCATATACAGCGCGTCTCTGATCGGGCCGACGGGCTGGGTGGACGACCGAACGTGCGCGCTTCCATCCCAAGTATGAAGCACACCATGAACATCGAAGTAGTAGACGTGCGGCAAACTACTGCTCGGCGCTCCATAGCTCGAATAAAGATAGGGCGTGATTTGCCCGTTGCCCGTCTCGGAGTCTGAATTCGAGTAGGCCAGTTGGGCATTAGAGATTTGGCGGATTCTATCCGTGTGATGCCCGTCTTCGAGCTCGTTCTGGTATCCGACTAAAAAATCGTAATTCGATCCGCGTCGGAAAGCGCGGGAAGCCCCGCTGTTGTAGATCGAATCCATAAACGTCTCGGAGCTATTCAAAGCCCCGCTATTGAGATGATGCGTGATATCGAAGAAGAAGGCAGTCAGCGACTCGGCCTTGATATACGATACGGGCGAGTGCGCCACATTTCTGGCGACCCAAGAGAACGTCTCACCATAGTCGGCGCTGATGCCAATCCACCAGAGCTGTCCGGGTACAGTGGCCTGAACCTCAACCAGTAGATAGTTATCGATGGTGTCGATTCTAGCGATGTAGCCCGTTTCGTATGATCCGGGCAAAGTCAGCGGGCTATCACTCGCGAGAACGAGCGACCAAGAGGGCGTTGCGCTACGGTGTGTCGTCGTCTTATAGACGGCAGTTCTCCCGAAGGCGCTATAGTGATACGAGAAAAGCACCGACCCATCGATAGTGATGCGCGCGGTGTGGAAATTCGGAACGCTCGCGTCAACCGGGCTGGTGTTTGATGAGGACGGGGTTGCGACCTCAACCCAAGTTGGCGAGGCCGCGCTGTAATTTTGCGTGTACAGAATCTTCCCGGCGGATAGCCACGCCTCGGTCGCCGCGTACTCTGATGGCAGGACTCGTAGGGCTTTCGCGCTATCCACCACAATATCGAGATCGCCCGTCAGCGGATCGTTGCTAGAGTCGAGTCTCAGGAACAGCCCGTTGATATAACCGGACAGATCGGACAGATCAAGCGACACAGACACGGACGAATTTGGCCCGCCATCCGTAATATTGATGTAGTCGCTACCAATGAGCGCGCGCTCAGCCGTGAGCTGCGGCGTATTCCCAATCGTGACGAATGGTAGGTGCGGGCCGACCCCGCCGCCGGACGGAGTAGAACCGGAGACGCGCCCGGTTGTCGACCTGTGTTCCAAGTCCTCCAGCCGACGATAGATATCGCGAAGCCACGTCTCGATAGACTCGCTCCCGAATTGAGCGGTCGGCAGTCCACTCCTGACATTGATATCCACTAGATCACCCCAAACATGATCGGGTCGATGTTGAGCCTGAACCACTCGTCATTGAGAAACTGGTCATCGGCAGTGTACTCCCAATAGTCTAGCACGATATAATCCATTTCCTCCAGCATCGCGCGCTGCTCGTCGTCTCTTCTGCCCTGAGAGATTTCACCGTTAATGAGATTGCCAGTTTCCCTGTCGAATTCGCCATGCCAATACTGGCCCTGAACCCGTATCACTACTTGCTTTCTGAACTGAATAATAAAGTCGGCGACTAGCCCGCCGAGTTCGATCCGGCCACCGAACAGGCTAGACTGGAAACTGAAATCCAAGCGCCGATCTTCGAGCGATTTATAGACAACCCTCTCAGGCAGAGTTCCCCGCATGGGCATCTCGTCCTGCGGCTTAGCCCACGCCTCTCTCGGATCGGGCGGTCGATAATCATCGACGCCCAAAATCCTGCGATGGATTGTTACGCTCGACCCCGGTGTAATCGACTCGACCCGCGCCAGTCTGCGGATGCCGATGCGCGGTCGCTGGATAATCGCCAGCTCGCCAAGCACTTTTCCGCGACGCTTAGCCACCCCGAGCCTCGATGATGTTCGTCACGCACACCCAATTGCTTCTCGCCTCGCCCGGCCTGCGCTGGAGATTACCGAATTGCAGCGTGCTCATATAACCGACGCGCTCCTCGCCGAACGGAGTGACGAAAGTGACGGGCGCTTTACTGTTGCGGGCTGATCTCAGCCACTCGCGCTGAACCTCGCTGCTCGCCTTGAGAGTTCTACCATCAAGCATGTGGACTTCATCTCCGCCGAGCACGGTGAGGCGATGCCCGTACAGGACATTCGGCCTGACCATATACTTGACCGCCACGTTTCTAACAATGGGCGACTGCGTGCTGTCGCCCGTCTTCAAGTTCAGCCTGATCTCGAGCTTGTTGGCTTCGACAGTCGGATTCATCTGCAATTCCGTCACGCCGCTCACGGTCGCGCTTCCGAGATCGTGCCAGTCCACGCCATCCGCCGAGTAACTCACCCCGACGTATCGGTAGGGAGCGAGCAGGTTCGACGCCTCAATCGAAACCTCGGCGAACGACTTCGTAACGCGACGGAAGCCAGCGTCTATCTCACTCAGGTTCAAGTAGTGGTCGTTCGATGTTGAGAAGTGCGGATACGGAAGTTCACTAAGCGTCTGGAACTGGATACGCGTCAAATTCCCGCCATCGCAGACGAATAGCGAATCGACGCACGGCGAGTAAAACAGCGCCCACGGAACTTTAGTTACGTCGTACAATCTGTGCCAGCCCGTCCCGTCAAATGCCAAGACGCAGCCGCCGATAGCCGGAGAACCATACTGCGCCAGCACGAACAGGTAAGACCCGCGGTAGCACGCCGCTTCAAATCCGCCAAACCCGGTCGGCGGAAAGTTCAGATCGAACGTCGGCGGGGTCACATTCGAGACAGTCGATCCCGTGTAGGAGTAGAGTGTATTTCCGATATTATAATACAGCCTGCCTCGCCACGCAACGAACACCTTGAAGTTATCTGGATTCGCCTCACCGGAGTAGTCCAACACGCGCCGAGCAATGGGAGGCGTGACCGTCTCATCGATTGCCCACACGCCATCCGCCCGCGCTACGTACAGCGCTCCGTTGAATGACACCATGCCCAAGCAGTGATACCCGCCCGGCCCGATCAGGATCGCGTCCACATCAGCAGTCCCACCGCCCTCGGCGTCCGCCCCGTCGACGAGTGACCAGAAGTGAACCGCCAGATAAGTCAGCGAATCCCGCCAGCGATATTTGAACGCATTGTTCGCCAGAGCAAGATACGATGAAGACTGGAGCGTGATCGTGGCATTGTAGTTGTCGATGACTTTCGACACGCGCCATCTGAATCGGCTTGGATAATCGCTCCCGATATAGTCCCCGATCTGCAACTCGGTTAAGAAGGACGTTCCAGTTCCGGTGATCTCCGCCGAATCTCCACGGGCGAACACGCCACCCGGAAACAATACCGTGCCCGTCAGGGTGAATGTAGCAATTCTGTCGGTTTCCGCCCCGTAAAACGACCCATTGTGGACGGTGATCTTCTCGTAGTTGTATGGCGGATTCCCCTCGACGGCTGACGCATTCGACCACGTCACGCCATCGGATGTCTTCATCATGCGATCATATCCAAGCGCGGCGAAGAGATACTGGTCATTAGAGTACAGGCTATTACACTTGTCCGTCAGCAGGGACAGCGCCCAAGTCCCGTCACTATTTCGTTTATAGATTCCGTATGGCGCTGAAGTAATCAGCAGACCAGCATTGCTTTTCTGCCCAACAATTGCATAGGTCGCGCCCTTGAAGTCAATCCCGTCGACCACTCTGAACCCGCCCGAGACGTATGTCTCTCCGATGCCGTCGGTAAAGAGTGTCGCCATTCCGATGTGGCGCGTGTCCACTCCGCCCTCGCGATAGGCCGACGCGGACGAAATGCGATACCCGAACTTGTCGCGCGACTGGATAAAGCCGAGGCCATGATGCCAAGAGTCTTGCGTCCAGATTTGGTACAAGTCCAAGTTGGCGTACGCCACGTCACCACCACCACTGCGCGGCGCAAAGTCGACAATGTCGCGCTCGATGTATTGTTCCGGGTCAATCGCCCAGCGGTACGGCACACCGCCCACCGAGACCTGCAACCACTGATAGCCAATATCTTTCTCGGGCATATTTCTCCTAGCGACTGAACGGTTTTTCGCGCATGGCAGGGCCGTAGTTGTCCAGCTCGATTCTAATCTGGCCGTTCAAGCGCTTCATCCGATTCCGCTCGCGCAATTCTTCGGCGTCCTGCTTGTTTTGCTGGGCCAACTTTTCGGCGGTCTTAGTCTCGAACTGAGGGCCGCGCCCAATATTCCCGAGCCACAAATGGTAGGCAGCCATGTGGATCAGGAAGTCAGCGCACTGATCCGGGACGGTATCCGCCTCGTAGCGCAGTTCGTCAATTTCCGTGGCGAAGACGATCCGCATCTTAGCGCCCCAGTATTCCGTGGCATCCCAGTGCAGAGCGAGCATCGTGGGCGACTCGGGCGAATCCAGTCTATATCGCACAATCGGGCCTTGCCAGTTATAGGCTTGATCGCTGACGTTCTTGATGCAGAATTCTGAGGTCTCATCCGGGACTGTCGTCCAAGGCGACGATACGAAGAATCCGCCCTCACCCGTTTGACCGCTTGTGATCTGGCGATATTGACCAGAGCCCGTTCCGTAATAAATGGCAATCTCGTAAGACTTGCCGGACTCCAGAAGAGGAACTTGATCCAGCGGGATAAACCAATTTTCCGGGGATAGACTCGTTACCCCGGCTGGCATTACGCCGGGCACAAGGAAGAGACTGGCAGCCCCATTCGAGACAGGCGGGCTTATCAATCTGTCGGCTGTGTAGGTATAGACGTACTCGGATTCTTGATGCCACGAGGTTATGTAATAAATATTTCCCTGAAGTTCGATGGCGTACATTTTGCCCTGCTCGGGCGTGAAGCTCACGTTAAGGCCAGTCTCGCCATCGATTGACTCACCAACGAATTCGCTACCCGACGTGTCGATATTCGACAGCAATACGCCAGACGAGACGCAGCCTACGCCCTGATTAACCTTCCACATAGGCTCGATAAAGACACCCATGATGTGACGGGTGTGATTCGCGAGATGGAGTAGGCTGTATTCTTTCTTCCACTTCTCGATGACCGTCGACTCGTCAGTCAGGACTTCATAGAAGGCGGGCCAACAATCATGCACGGCGTGATTCAGAGCATCAGTCTTCTCTTGAGCAGACCAGATGGAGTGGATTTCGTATTCGTAGCCAACCCCCGGAGTGACAGTCCAATCCGGTGACACGTACGCATAGCCAACCGAACCATCTGATGCGAAGTCGATAATCTCGCGCTGCTCACCCGTCGATGGAATATACGCAAATGCGTACGGCCAGCCCTCTGACGCGTCGAAGCGGCCCAACGCCGAATCGGCAAACTGATCCGCGGCAGCGTAAGACACCGGGCGACTGTCTCCGATCCTTCGGAAAAACGGCTCTCTCATGACTCTGGATAGCTCTCTGCGTAGGTCTTTCAGGTTGGTTGTTCGGCTCATGCTGTCTCCCGCTATTCCGGCTTACCGTGCGATACCGTGCCGATCTTCGACACGACGCGATCCCACCACTTGAATGGATGCCCGCAATCCCAGACCGATCTGATATAGTCAAAGTCGCCATCGTACTTATGACCAAAATCTCGAACGTGCTTCTCGAAAATATCACGCCGAGTCAGGTGGCAGGACACCGCGATCCTCGAATGGACAGGTCTCGATTCCCAATCGCCGAGCTCTGGCAGGACAAGACCATTACTCATGTCCATGCGAATGATGACAATTTCCGGCTTGTCCTTTACCTCGTCCGCCAAGAGCTCGACAAAATTGGCATCGACCAGATAGTCGTCATCGTCCACGATCATGATGTAGTCGCCGTGAATATTCGGCAGCGCCCGCCAGAGATTACTGTTAGCCCACTCAACGCCCCGTCGCTGGTCATCCACCAGCAGAACGTGCTCGAAATCTCTACTCGTCTGAGAATCGAGACTGTCCCTCAGTCGCTTCATCCCGGCTGGGCGGCCATTAAATGTGCGAGTAATAATACTCAGCAGCATTACTTGCTAGACCCGTCATACACGACAACGCAGTTCGCCGTGTTTGCGTCGATATCGACATACAGGCCATTCACGTACGGCAAGTACATATTCGTATCGCCGACCGAGCCGGAAGTCTTGATCTGATGGATCAGCGTCCCTGACGAGTCCTGACCGTCGTAGATACTCACGACAGTCGCCGAAGCGCCCGCCGTCACAAACACACTCAGAATCTCGCCCTTGCTGTCTTGAGCCGCGATTGCGGCATCTGCTGAAACCTTCGCCCGTCTGAACATGATTACCTCGCTTTGATTTCCTCAGCCGCTAGGCTGAACTCAGTCCCCTCGTCAATCGTCATCGATCCGAACTTGCGCTCGACATCCTTCATGCGGCGCTGCAATTCGCCATACTCCAGCGGATGATCGGCGCTCATGAGCGCGGCCTTCTCGTTCTTCTCCTGCTTTCGGAGTCGACGCTCGGTCAGCATTCTTGCGATGGTCGATGGAACTCTGTAGATTCCGTTTGCTGGAATAGTGAAGCTGACACCATTGATGCTGAACTCTTCTGGAATTGCGCTACCGACCACCTCGACCCACTGCTCGGCCTTGAGCCGCATCGCCGTCGCTTGCTTCTGAGCGGTCAATCCCTGAGCAACGCGCCGAACATCGGCCATCGCTCTTAGCTCTGCAACGGCCTTGCTTTCTGGCGGCGTGCTTTCCGACATCGATCTAGCCCGGTCAATCAAGCGCTGGCGCGACTCGTCTACTTTCTGTTCACCATGCTGGAATTGCCGATTGGCCTCGGCCAGCCCTCCGAAGTCATCCACGGTCAGCCCGGCCATGCCCATCAACTGCCGAATCTGGTCGATGACTTGCAGCTTGTCACGCGGGTCAACGGGACGCCGAGCAATCTCGGACTCCGTCTGCTCGCGCATGGCCTGCAACGCGACGGGCTCGCCGACGAGAATCTCGTCGTAGACATCGACCGGATGAGTCTCTACCTTCGCTTCGTCTTTGACGAGCGAGTACGTGACAGGCTCAATCCACACGCCCAACTTCTTCGCGTGACCGATACAGTATTGATACTCGCCCGTGCAATACGCCTTGCACTGCGCTCCGCTCTCGTCCTTGAAACTACACTGCGGCTTCGGGTTCTTGTTTTTCTTGCTCATTGTAAATGGCCTCTCCAGTCCATTTGGGTTCGTTATACCACAGCGCCAGCTGATCTAGCACTTGGGACGCGCGGTGAGTGTAAGTACAGTTTGCGACACGCTCCCTGCTGGCAGCGCCCATGTCCCGTCTAAGTTTATCCCTGCTCGAATCGAGCCAGTATTTGCAAACGTCGACGACATCAGATGGGTTGTCGTAAGTCGCCACGGTATCGCCAAAGACTTCGGCCAGCTCGGGTCGAGTGTTGTCGCAAAGCTGGAACGCCCCGCACGCCGCAATCTCATACGCGCGAGGGCCGAGCGAATATGCCTCAGAAATCGTTTCGCCAGTCCCATACAACTTCTCCGTTCGGTGAACATTCAAGTTGATCTTCGATGTATTATACATCAGCGCCATGCGCTCGGGCGGAACAAACCTGACACCAGACATGCCAGTCTCCTCGTCGGCGAACGTCCCGGCCTTCGGGAGAAGCACATTGAGTCCAGAACTGGATAGAGCATCTACGACCGGAACTCGATTATTAAATGCCGTGTAGCAGAAAAAGACATCGCGCTCCTTCTCTCGCTCAACGGGCATGAATGTACAGGGGTCGTACGAGTGCGGGAGATAGGCTGTCTTGACAACCTTGCCAATCGTGTCGATGCTAATCCTGTCATTCACGAATGCGTAGTCGAAATGACTTGCCAGCCAAGTCTGGTGCTCATCTTCGTACGGAGATTCCGTTAGCCAGATGACGCGCCGACCGGGAATCCGATCCAGACCGTGCATAATCTGCGGAGAAATCAATCGGCCATTCACCACAAAGAGCAGGTCATAGTCGAGGTACAAGAGCCTCGACAGGACGTTCTCCATTCCGGCGTGAATCGCGACCTTGTTCAAGTCCTTGTCGACCTTCTCGTACAAGTCCTTGAACTGCCTAACAATCAGGGTTTGCATCGAGATGAGCCGCTCGGTCTTTGTCTCGACCACGTCGACACCCATCTCCTTCAGACCCTCCTCCATACCCTCGCACACGAACAGCGTGGACATGGCGTGACCGGGACGTACTACAGCAATTCGCATTGAGCCTCTCCATTTGCTCGGCGTCCTCTCTACACCGGAGCAGGGAATTAGGATGAACCCCTTCGCCCACGCTCCGGCGTATGGAGAGGCGTCTGTATTGTACGCCGAGCAGCGGGATGTGACAAGTGAAAGCAAAGAGCGCCAGTACCGAAGTACCGACGCTCTCAGAGCTTTTTCTACTCGTGGTAGATAAGGCTAGTGGCTCGCGCGAGCCGTTAATTTAGTACGCTACGCCGACGAAAGTCACCACAGCGTTGGCCGGGTAGACCGTTGCCGCGCCAGCGAACACCTCGAGCACATCCAATCGCAATTCGTTACCAGCCTTGAGCGACTTGATCGTCAGGCTGGAGCGCGGAATCGTGACGTACGGATGCACCGAGTCGTACGCGATTTGCAGCGTGTCGGCAGCCCACATCGCCGTGCCCTGCTGGGCAACGCTCAGCTCGAAATTGCCAGAGCCAGCGCTGTTTTTGCCGATCATCGTCAGGCCGAGCACGACCTGATCGATTTCCATATCGAACGGAACTTGGCTGTAGGCCGCGCCGTTCTGAACGACAGACCAAGTCGCAGTGCCCTTCGGGCCGAGCGAAATGGGGAATACAGTGCGAGAGTCGAGTGTAGAAGCCATGTCAAACCTCCTGTTACGCGCTAAAGGTCGTCGCGTGTTCCAGCGAGACCAGCCACGTCGAGTTCAGCACGGCGGTATCTTGCGACGCCTTCCATGCAATCGTGCCGCGTTGTTCCAGCGGGTCTTCCGAGCCGCTTGAGCCCAGCGGTTTCACGATGATATCCACGGGCTTAACCGTCTTGCCCGTCATGGTGAACTCGGTCGTCGCGCCCATGTCTTGCTCGCGGCCAATGTAGTTGCTGATGCCGACCACGCCGACCGCTTCCTTGCCGAAGAACAGCGCGGTATAAACCGTGGTGTTCGACGCGTAGGTCTTGGCGTTGCTGGTCACATACCAGTCGGTCATCATAAACGTACCGATGTAGCCGCTGATCGCCCGGTTGGCGTCACCGCGGACATCCGCGTTCTGGAACAGGGTCGACAGCGTGCTGTCTTGCAGCATCGTGGCGAGCGTGTACGGGTGGATGATCGCCACGTAGCGACCGTTCTGCGTCGGCAGGGCATTGTTCGCCATCAGCGCGCCGATGGTGTTGACGATGTCCTTATACGAAATCTTGTCGTTGGTCGAGTCGATATCCGTACGAGCCGCAACGCCATTGGCATAGCGGACAGTCGCGCCAGCGATATAGTCATCACGAGCGATGGTGTCCAGCGACAGGCCAGCCTGCTCGCCGAGCAGTTCGGAGAAGATCGAGATCACGGGATCGAACGCCGTGAACTGCAACTGATCCGAGTGCCGGATGAACGAGCCGTACCACAGCGGGGTCGCCGTGACGGAAGTCACGCTGACGCTCGACGGCGAAGGAGTCACGCCCTCGACCAGAGCGGTCGTGTTGGCGGACATCGACGGGAACTTGCGCCATTCCAAATTACCCATGCCACTGATGGCAATGGGCGCTTCGGCGAAGCGCGTATGCAACAGGCGGGGCAAAGCCCGCGACAACAGACGCCGCTCGTACAGCGTCTTGACCTCGGTGCTCAGTACACCAGTGGTCATCGTACTCATGATAAGCCTCCGAATTAGTTAGTCGGGGCTAGGCTAGGTAGTCGATATCGTTCGTCGTGATCCGACCGTACTTCAGGTCTTGGAACAATTTCTCCTCTTCAGGAGAACCGACCTTAATCGACGACCACTTGATCTTCGCCGTAGTGCCCGAACCGGGTTTATGGGTCGTTACCTGTGGGGGCTGGGAGGCAGGCGTCTTGGCAGAACTAGCCTTTAATTCGCTCAACTCCTTCTCAAGCTGGCGCGTCTTGTCCGCGTACCAACTCAAGAATTTGTCCTGCATTTCGGCTGGGTCTGTAATGTTCACGATCTCTTGCGGAGCGCCTTTTTGAGCGTAATACATTTTCAGGTCGAACAGGTTTCGCATGTACTCTGCACTCTGTACGGCCTTACTTGCTTCCTCTTTGGCTCGCTCTGCTTCATACTGCTCGCGCTCGATTTCGTACGCAGCGCGCTCGTCAGCGGTCATGCTCTTTAGCTTTGATTCCTCATTCGCCTTCTGAATTGCTTCAAGCTGCTTCTGAGTCGCCTCGAGCTGTCTCCGCAACTGCGCGTTCTGCTGATCCAGACTTGACCGTAACTTGTTCAAGTCCTGAACGGGCACGAACTGCTTCGGATCGATCACCTGACTACCTGCGTCAACCTTCCCGCCCGCCGACATCCCTTTTCCATTCGGAACTCCGGCAGTCCCCGCGTCCACTTCTGAACCGGGAACACTGGCAGTAGGCAACTGGTTGTCTACATCTGCCATTGTATTCCTCTCCTAACAGGTTATGTGAAACAGGGTTATCATATCTCCCTCATTCTGATGTGTCAAGTGCCAGAATTCCGACAGAGGATACGGTACTTTAGTCCTGTTGCTACAACAGCGCCGCGTGATATACTGTCTCCACCAAGGCGCTTTATTGCGCCAAATGGTCAAAGGGCGGCCAGCCGGGAAGACTGGCCGCCGAACCATAACAGGAGCGAATATGAAGACATTTCTAGGAGTACATTATCCGGCAGTCGGAAAGCGGAATGGTCTCGGGGTATTCTTGGATTCCGGCGCGGCTGGTCTGGCGACGTTCGACTGTGGCTACCCGGCGAAACCGGATCAGTTCTATGCGACGCGCTTCACGGTGAATGGAGCGGACAACCCGGACGACTTCTACCAAGACCCGCACGGTTCTGCCCGGAGATGGATCGTCTCTCAGGCAATTCGCTGGGCGCTGAATCCGGGTGCTAGGTGCAGGATCATCAACAATGAGCTCGACATCGAGACTCCGTGGCACGCCGAGCAGCAGAACAAGTTCTTTTTGTCCGCGATGCAGGCGGTCGATGAGTTGTATCCCGGCGAAAAGATTGGAATCTGCTCTTACGCTGGCGGGAATCCGAGCGACAACCCGCTGGTCGACGGCGCGCCGTGTTCGCTGGAAGACCGCTGGAAGCCCATGCTGCCTGCGATTAAGTATGCCGGGGAGCACGGTCACTACGTTGTCCTGCACATTCACCAGCAGGATAATGGCAACATGGAGACCGATGGCGGAAAGCATGTCTCGCTCCGGCATCGAAGATCGATTGCGTACTGGCTGGACAACTCGAAACATCCAGACTGCATCATCACAAAACCGCCCAAGATTATCTTCAATGAGGTCAGTAACGGAATCGGCGGAGTCGAGCCGAACGAGGATCAGTACATCGCCTCAGTGACTTGGCTAGACCAGCAACTCAGATCAGACCCGTACAACTCGCTATACACTGTTCTTGGCCTGTATCAAGCGGGAGGCGCTGAGCCAATCTCGGAACGAGTGTACAATCGGCTCGCCTCGTACGTCAGTGGTCTCGGCGAGATTGTTATCAATCCACTGCCAACCGAAGAGCCCCCGGTTGACGAGGGTCATCCCGTTCTATTCTATGGCGCGTTCGACAGTTCAAAGCAGGATGCACTCACGAAGTTCTGCGAGGAGAATGACATCCTCGTATTGTATGCGATTCCAGAAGCGTAGATCAAGAAACAGAAAGAGGCCACTCAGCGTGGCCTCTTTTATTTACTGCCTTCTCGTCGTGTTCGAGAACCAGTATCGGTTGTCGGAGAAAGACGCATTCTGCTGGTACTGGAAGTTGAAGTAGTTCGGATCGCTGAATATGCTGTGTCCGGGCAGCATAGCGGACGCCATACCGGGCAACACCTTATCGAGCCACTCGTCGTAACTCGATGCGCCGAAGCTGTACTTGCTATACAGTGTTCTGAGCAAGTCAGACCCGGATTGGCTTATCCCGCCAGAGCCTCCCCAGTACGCAGAGAGCTCACCGAAAAGCGTTCCGCCGAGCAGCGACTTGAACTCGATCCACTGCGCGCGCTTCGCCTCGTCCTGATAGGGCTCTTGCTTCGAGCTGTACGAGTACCCTCCGCCTCCGCCTCCGCCACTCCGCTTGTAGTAGCGCTTCGTGTATCCGCCACCAACAGTTCCGTATCCAGAAGAAGCCTGTCCAGAACTGGATGCCTGAGAATCGCTGCTGTAATACTTAGACCACAGCGGATTACCGGGCGCGAACTCATTGTACAACCAGTCGTAATACAGCGAAATCTCCGGGTGTTCCGCTCGATACAGCTTGCGCTCCGCGGTCGACATTGGCCCGTAAGCAGTTACCATATCGCCTATTCCCGGCCAGCGCCTCTCCCGGTCGGCTCGCATCTGCTTGTCCAGCTGCTCGGCGCTGATCCACTCCTTGACCAAGTCATCTGATGGACTGGAATACTTCGCCTCCAGCATAGGCTTGAGCGTGTTGTAGAAGTCAGACCACTTCTGGTCGTCCGTCAGTGGCTTGTAGTTGTCCACTGTGTAGGCATCAAAGAATCGCTGCATCTCTGGAGACAGGGAGTCCTTGAATCTAAAGAACTCTCTTCCGGGCGGAATCCTCGCAAGCAGATCGGACAGCTCGTCGCCCTGAATTGACTTGAAGTCCTTGCCCTGAAGAATCTTATCCTTGATACTCGCGACTCCGCCAAGCTCCTTCACGCGGGATGCGACATCCGACTTCGAGAATCTCCCCTTGAAGATATCGCTTTCGAGCCAGCGGTAGAGATCGCCGTCTGACGGAAGCGGATGCGCCTTGTAGTATTCGCGCTCTGCGAGCAGTCTCTCCTTGCCGACCTTGCCATTGACCGCCGACCAGTATCCGTCGTAATAGTTCTTAGACCACACCTCGCCCATCGCCCTATCCAACGTGTAGAATCTGGCGTCGAACTTATCCATCTCGACCGGGTTGGCGGAGTTCCTGAGATACTCCGGCATCTCCGTTGGCTGTCCGAGCGCTCTTAGGACTGGGCCAAGCGACTCCCAGACGTTGCTGGCAATCTCCGGGATATTCTTCCGCCAAGTCTCGACATCCGATTTCCACTTGGCATAATCCCCAGAGTATGCTGGCTTCGAGTTTGACAACAGAGACATAAAGTTAGACCTGATTCTGGCGCTTGCCTCCGCTGGCGTTCTGGGTTTCGAGCTGTAACTCGGTAGTCTACCGTAGTAGTCTTGCTCGAGTTGGTTAAGTCTGACTGTGACCTCGCTCCAGTCCGAGTCGAATTGCGACAAGCCGACTTTCACCTGATGCGTCGAGAAGTAATCCGATAGAATCTTGGCGTATTCCTCGTCGTACTTCGCCTTGTTTGCCACAAGTTCCTGAGCCTTCTTTTGTTCGGCGTCCGTCGGGATGACGAGATTTCCGGCGGAATCTCTTGGCGACGCCGTGTTGATGATGGTCTGCGCGCGGCTTTCTGGTGTGTCGCTAATCATGATCTCGAGTCTGGCCCGAGTGTCGTCGTCGAGCGCGCTCATTCCGTCGAGTGTATTTCTGAGCGTTGCCAAGTCCTGTCTATACTGCTGGTACTGCTTCTCCTCGTCCGTCTTCATTCTTGGATACGACCCCGTGAAGTACCCAATAACCCTCGGGCCGCCCTGACTATCGTAGTAGTCCGATGACGCAGTGTCCCATTTAGGGCCGGACTGGCTCTGCATCGCCAAGACATATTCTTTCGCGATTTGCTTCTTATTCCATTCCGACGCGTTCTCGATTTCGGCCAAGGCGTTGTACCCCAGCTGCTTAATAATCCCGCGCGAATCGCCCGGAGAAGTAACGCCGAGCAGAGACGCGAGCAGTGGGGAGCGATCTTCTACGGCCTTCGGAAGTCCGGGGAAAACGCTCGCCAATTGGCCCTGCGGGATTACTGAGAAATACGACGCCGACTCCGGGCGAATAAATCCGCCAGCCATAAGGACGGCCTGAACACCCGGACTCACGGAGAATCCAAGATTCTTGATTTGCGCCAAGAACTTCTCGCTCGGAGACAGATATTCTGGGATGTAGCCCGTGAACGCATTGACTGCCATCTTGCCGGATAGGAGCGCCATCGGATTTAACTCGACTGACGTGTCGCCTACCTCCACCGGAATCGATGGGATCGCCTGCTCGGATAGACCCTTAGCCCTTCGCTCGGCGTTGATGTTGTCCTGATATTCCTGATACCATCGCACCATCTGGGGACGATGCTTGAGCTGCTCGATCATGTACAGCATGTTCATGCGCGGGAATTTCGCGAACGGAACAAATCCGCCGAGCACGCGAACGGGCTCTAATCCCTCTAGGCGACCCGACTGAATCGTCGGCCCGCGCGTCAGAAAGGCATCGATACCCAGCGTCGTGTTGTAATCCATTAGTACATCATTCACGCGCTGACCAGCGCGCTGTTGCGCGATGTGCGACGCGTCAGCGACCTGCTTGCCAACGCCGGACAGCCAGTCCATGACCTGCCTCTGCTCGTCCTTACTGAGCAGGGCGAGCATCGACATATCCGGCACATTGCCAGCCCGCGCCGCTGCCTTCATGGCATCAAACCACTTCGGGATCGCTGACGAAACCGAACTTCCGGCTTGACTCGCCGCAGCGCCCTGAGCAAGCACGCCCGCCGGAACATCCCGACCCGGAATCAGCAGCGCCTCGTCGATCTTGCCTGCCAGCGTGCCGAAGTCGGCGATATCGCCAGAGCCCGATTTTACTAAGTCCTTCAGATCGTTCTGGAATCCAGCGATAATCTTGACGAGACTCGGACGCTCCTTCAGCCTTTCGCCGACAACCTCGATAACTTCGTTGACTTCGGCCATCCGGTCGCGCGGAAGGAATTCCGAGATGGAATCCCATAATTTATTGGCTCTCTCTACGCTCTTGATATTCTGATTGACCAACTTCCGAAGAGACTTCACATCCATCTTGGTATCGGCCATGTCCAAGATGGCCTTGCCCTCTTTCGTTCTGAGCAATTCTTCAGTAAGACTCTCCCAGTCGCCGTCTCTGATTGATGCGTCTGGAATTGTGGCGTACTCGAACGTGTAGCCATCGATCTTAGTAGATGTGATGCCCTTGTGCAGTCGATCAATCTGGTCTTCGATGCCCGTTAGCGCATCCTCTTTCGTCATCGGGCGCTCGATCTTGAACTTCTTAATATCAAACCCGGAGAAGTCGAGGCCATCCGGCGACCGAACAACGCCAGCCGAGAGGTACGCCCGATCAATGCCCGGCGATAACGCGCGATACATCTCCTCGTTCCCGACATACGTCCTTAGCAGCTCCAGCTTCTCGGGCGATACCGCCTTTCCAGTGAGCGCGTCGTAATAAGTATCCTCCCCCTTAAGGATTCTGTCGTGAACCGCGATGATCGCGGCCCGGATACTTTCGAGCAATTCTCCAGACTTACCGCCAGCGAGCGTCATGTTCCTGTCGTATGCCTTCATCAGCGCGTCGATATCGCCCTTCTGAATCAGGGCCATCAACTTCTCCGACTTGTTCGCTGTCAGTTTGGCGCTCGTCTTGGCGTCGACCATTGTTCGAGTTCCGAATTCGGTCATGCCCGATACGCCAGCGCGCTGCTTTTCAAGCTCGGCTAAGGCGCGCCGATCCGAAATGAGCTTTGGATACTTCCCGGCTATAGTCGGAAACTCGCCCGATCTCCACGCCGCCGCTGGATTCAACTTGTTCTGCTCGGCATAGTCAAGCAACTCGCGCAGTTCTCCAGCGCGCTTTCGGGCGGCGATGGCGAATCTCTGAACCGCCTCGTCGTAATCTCCCGTGAGAATACCCTGCCCGTCCGCGTACATCTCGCCAAGTTTCTCGAGTCTATCGATGACAGTCTTTACGCCGTGGCGCATAGAGTCCGACACGTTGGGCCGGATGCTCGGGCTTGCGACAATTAGCCTGCCGCCGACCTCGATTGTTCCAATTCCAGCATTCAGATCGACGCCAGATACATCCTCGACGATTTTGCGCAAATCAGACAGGTCAGTTGGCAGGCGGCCCGTCATGTAGGCGTTGGCCTTCATGAGCGGCTTCATTTGCTCGCTGATAAAGTCTGGGTCAGCGCCGAGCATGTCGTCGAAGGCCGCGCGCAATTCGGGCGTGATCTTGATCCTCGCGAACGCCTTGATAGATTGCCAAGACCGAATCAGGATTTGCTTCACCTGATCGAAGACTTCCTTGATCTTCGAGTTCGGCGCGATGCCGACCATGACATATTTTCTGAATGCCTTTACAAGCTGCTCGTCAGCCCGCCTCGCCGCAGGCTCTACGCTTCTGAGATAGGCCAATCTAGCCGACTGACCAGCACTCATGGCCGATTCGGACACGATCTGATTGATTTCTCTCGAGACATCGTAGTGACTCAGCAGTTCTCCGGTCAGGTCGTCCTTTGGCGCTTTCGCCCAGCCATACATGACAGCCTTGCGCTCGCCGGACTGCATCTTGAACAAGTGGTGAGACCACTCCTCGAATGCGGTATCCGCGTCAGCACCTTGCAGTAGGCCAATGATTGAGCGAGCCGAATCAATCGCGTCCTCCGAGAAGACGTGCTGATTGAACCCCCTGACGTATCCGTCATCCGATTGGCTAAAAAGCGGAGTTTTCTCGGCTTGGAATACAGCCTCGCCGCCCCACTTCTCGCCTGTGACCTTATTCACTCCGGCAAGCGTCGTGCCCAACTCCCAACCGGAAGACAGGTCGTTCGCATTCGCGGTAAACACCATGAACTGGTAAAGCGCGTCGGCGTCTTCATCGGTGATGCTGATGCCCTTCTCCTTGATTACGCCGAGCAGCTGGGAGCGCAACGACTCTGCGTTGAGTTTCGCCTTCGGGTCGATGCCTGACTCACGCAGAATCTTCGGCACGCCGACATCGGGCAGGGGCGCTCCACCAATGGCCTCTCCCTGCGCGGCGACCAAGTCGACGTAGTCCGCCATATCAACGGGCTCGCTCGCAGCGGCGGACATCACGCGCGTCAAATCGTCCAGTGCTGGACTCGCGTCTTGCGCGACTGAGGCGCGGACATTCGCGAGATCGATAAGGTTCTCAACCTCGTCCGAGATTCTATTTAGACCCGGCGTGTGCTCGACCGAATTGGCGACATCGTGTCTGACCAACCGAACCAATTGATCGGTCTGCGAGTTCACGTCGATGACGGGCGACCACGTACCACGCGTCACCTTGAAGACAGTGCGGCCCGATTCAATATAGCCATTGTCGATGTACTCCATCGTCGAAATGGCCTTGCGTTTCTTGGTCTCAAGTGTTTTCTTCCAGTCGAACTTGATCGACTTCCCGCCAAACCTATAACTGAAATCAATCGTCGCGTCTCGATTCAGCAAATCTTCCGCGCTGATTGCGCGCTCGACCCACTCCCCGCTTCCGACCTTAATTCTGACCGGGGTCTTTTCGTCAACGATTCTGAGCAGCTGGAGTTTCATCTGGGCGTAGCGCTCGAGTGCGATTAAGTCGTTAGACCGCTCGCCATTTTGAAACACCTGACCATTTCTGTAGAAGTATTTGTTCAGATACGCCCTGACTTCCTCCTCGCTATTCCAAGAGAACCCCTTGATAGGGCTTCCGACGCGCGTCTCGAGCTCCCGCATGTAATCTCTATAAGGAAGATTCAGGCCAGCCTTCTGCCACGCAGCCATTCTGGTTTCGGTCGGCAGAAGCTTTGCCTCCCTATCGAACTTGTCGAATTTTGCGAGAGCGTCCCTGAAAAACTCAGCCTCATCTGGATCGGTCGATTGCGAGATTCTCTTCTTGAGGACATCGCGCATTGCGCCAGACCTGCTCGGCTCATACCCGATAGCCTTTTTGTTTAGCCCAGTATAAGCGCGCTCTAGCTCTCGATTATATTCGGCATTCATTGTATCGAGATACATTCCTCGAACTGGCTTGACCTCCTTCGATTTGCTCGCCAGATCGTCGACACCGAGCGCGGGAGAAAAATTCGCGATCTCTTGCTCGGCTCGCTTGCTGTCAGAAATCAATTTCTCTGCGCGAGATGTCACCTTAGTTACGTCGACGCTCCCGGAGCGAACGACTTCCCGTTCCGCGAACTCCGACATCGCAGGCGGGTTCTCGGTAATCTTCTGCGCAGTCTTGACGACTTTCTCGACACCGAGCAGAACATCGGCCTGTCTGGTGGTCAGCTCTTCGAGCTGCTTGACGGACATATCGTCCGCCCAATTGACGCCATCCAGATGCGCCGAGATGAACTCCTTGAGCGCATCAGCCAAATCCCCGCTCGGGATTTCTTTCGGCATCGCAGTGTCGATAAACGCCCTGAATGCCGCCGCGCGATTTCCAATTACAGCCGTCGCGGCTGATGCTGCGTCAGAGTAAGCCGCAGGATTTAGCGCCATATTCTGAGCGACAGAGAACAAGCCGCTCTGCAACCGGGCTCGCTCGTCCAGCATTCGTCCTGTCATGGCGATCTTGTCTTCACTGGATAGCCATGTGATTCCGTCGAATTTCTTAGCGATCTCTTCGACCGACGGGATCAATCCCTCTGGCAACTTGCGGCTGATCTGCTCGAAGAGCGGATCGAACACGCGCGAGTATTCGCGAGCAAATACCTTGATCGCCGCACCGCCCTCGATGCGCGGCTGAACGCTCTTGAGCGTAGACCAGAGTTCAGAACCGAAACTCTTTGCCCCGCCGACTATCGCGCTTCCGACATACTTTCCCTCGCCTTCTTTCGCAATCTTGGCTTTTACGGCAGCCTCTCCGCCCTCGCGCATTGCCTTCGCGTACTTCTTGAGCGAGTTGATAGCCGAAGTGACTACTGGGTCGAATATTCGCCCGTCCCCTTCTGAGATGATCCCCAGCAATTGATCGGCGTCATCGCCATAATATCGCCGAATCGCCGCAGAAATATCCGCGCGAGTTAAGCCATACCTCTTGGACAAGATGTCCTCGGCCTTCGATGACGACATTAGCAATCCGCCATGCTTGCCGCTCAGATCAATCAGCTCGCCATTGGTGAGCATGCGAAACGTGTTGTCGATATAGTTGACGACCTGCCACCCGGGTCTCAGGGTGAGAACCATGTTCGTCCACGCGCCCCAAATTCTTCCTGAAATCCGGTTGATATCCGAGGCGGTCGAGGTTTCGACAACATTCTTCACGCCCAGCTTAGCGTTCCCATACGCGATCTGGCCCTCGTTCAGAATCTTGGCGGTGATCTCAACCGTGCCAGCCGCAGTAGCAGAGTCGTCGGCTTGCGACCTGAGAACATCCTCAATAACGTGAGCCGCACTGACGAGGTCGTCGTAATGCCCGGAGCTAATCGCTTTCGAGATTCGTTGCTCCACAATCGACCGAGCCTCGACGATCTCTTCACCAACCCCCTTGAGATATCCCTTCGCCCGCTTGAGCATCGCCATGCGAGCGGCCTCTTCCGGCCCTTCCTTAATGCTCTCGTCAGCGATGTCAGCCAGAAACTTCTCGGTCGACCGGAACATATCGATTACATTATTGACCGCAGTTGGCGAGACGCCATGCTTCACAACGAGTTCGATCTTGTCTCCCGCTCGAGCTGCTTCGGCAATGCTTGGAAGCTTGAATGTTACGAAATCATTAGCGCCCTCTCCAAACAGGTCTCCGGGCTTTAGGACTGAGGCTGTCGCCACGAACACGCGGCGGGCGAATTTAAGCGCAGAACTATTCACCGTCTCGGTAAAGAGCTGCTTCACCGTATCGGTAACGAGATGATCCGGGATCGCCTTGATGAGTTCCTTTCCGACGATCTTATTCGCGACCTTGACGGGCGCGCTGATAGCGAGGTCAGCCGCCAGACCAACGCCCTTGACTGCTAATTTTCCAACGGCGATTGCGCCCTCGAACAGCTTCTCGAACGGCTTCCACACAATCGAGAACGGCGCATAATTCGTCACATCGAGCAGGACATCGCCCACGAAGTCCATCACGCCATTCGTTCTCGACTTGCTCATATCGTCGCGCATCGCGTACTCGAATAGCAAATTTGGGGCTGACGCCGATTCGACTACATCGCCATTGGCGTCCATGAACGAGATGTCGGCCTTGGCGACATCGTCGTACGATACGCGTCTATCAGGGTCTTTAACTGTGAACGTCGTGTAGGACGACGTGACAAATCCCTGAGTGCTTCCGTAGTATTCGTTGCGATTCTCGACGACCTTGTGTTCTCCGATGGTATAGCCAAGTTTTGTGGCAATCTCTTCCTGTCTCGACTTCGGAACGCCGAGCAGATCGAGGGAACGGCTCATCGTCGTCCAGTCTAGGCCCTCGCTGAAATATTCCTTGCCCGGATTCGCGCCGGACTTTCTGGCGGTTTCGATGAGCTGATCCTGAACCTCCTTGGACAAGCCCTTCGGGAGCTCCGAGATCACCATCCGGTCGAGCGGCTGTCCGATCATAGCCTCGATCTTCTTAATGCGCTCGACTAGCTTGTCTCCGTCCGACGCATTCGCCGCGATCAAGCTGGCATCCCCGTACTTTGGATTGTACGGTCTTCCCTCGAGTGCCGAGAATACGGATTCCGACACCTTGGACGGCAGCGACACCACCTCATTCAGCCACATGCTAGGTGTGTAGACCCCGGATGCGCGATGCGCGAAATCGAGATTAGCCTTCGAGCGCTCGACAATGGTCTGATAGATTGCGTTTCTGACCGGGTCTTTCTCGGGCTCGAATGTGTTCTTCGTTTCTACAATGCGATTCGTCCACATCAGGCCGCCGCGCCCGTCTGGAATTTGCTCACTGACCTGCTTGTACTGCGACATGGAAACCGAGGTTGGATCGACCTGCATCCGATAATAGGGAGGTAGTTTAGAAATATCAAACAAGGATGGATCAGCGGACGCCGCGTCGCTCTCAGACACCGTAGTTGGATCGATGCCGCCCGGAGTGCCCATGATCTTCTGGCGCTGACGCGCATATCCGAGTTCGGTCGTGATCGCGTGCGGTATATCCGAGATCGCGCTAAGCACAGACGGCACGGCCATGAGTGGCGCTTGAAGCTCACCCTGACGCTGAGCCCCGCGAACGACCCGGTACTCGTTATAATCCAGCGTCTTGCCGTCAAATGTGCGCGCGCCCGCCGGGAATGCGATGTCGAACATCTTCGCGTAGCCGTCGTCATCCAGACCTTCCGGCGTGTCGAGATATTTCTTGGCAAGCTTCATGCCCGTCGTCGAGTCGGACTTCGAGATGGAGTAAATCAAATCCGGCGTGACGATTCTGTAGTCGATAGCGACGCTGTCATTGTCGGCCATCGAGCGAATCGCCGGATCAATCAGCAGCGGGTCGTCGAAGTTTTCCGGCTTCGTTTCGCCCGTCCTCGTCGAATACAGGTCGCGCATGGACGACTTGAGAATATCGCGCTGACGCCGCTCGCCCAAATAGCCAGTTGATTTTAGTTGCTCGTTAGTCGTTCCGTACTGAGCTGCAAGCCAGTCGAGTTTCTTCTCGGGCTCTTTTGGCTCTGGTACTTCTCCAGAACCAGAACCGGGATGACTGGCAATCCATTCTTTTTCGGCTGGACTTTTATTCGACATCCAGTCATCGCCACGAACTGAACGCGCGGCGGGCGCGCTCGACTTGGCCTTCTGGGCGACGTACTGACTCCAGCGCTGATCGCGCTGCATCTGCATAGAAGAAGAACCAGCCCGACTTTGACCCTCGTAAGGCTCTTGTGGCTGGCTCTGCTTCGCAGCATTTACAGCTGCCAGCGCAGTCTCGGCAATGATCTGCGCGATTGTTTTGGGCATTACTCTATCCTTAAATGTATCTTGGATTACTGATGAAGTTATTCCGGGTGTAGCTGCTCATAGGCGTCGTATAAGCACTCTCGCGAGCACCCATAGGCGTCGGTGTGGAAATTGGCGCATTCTTGAACGACGGCGCGGCGAAACGCTTGGCGAGTTCCAAATAGGGTTGCAAATCTTCAGAGCCCTGCGCTTCAGACCAGAACTGGTTTAGCTCATTCTGTAGCGCTCGTTCCTGAGCGCGAGTCCGGCGACTCCCGACGGTCGGCGTATCGTATTGCTGCAACGCGCCAAAGACGCGCTGCAACCACGGGGCAGCCGGGCCGAGATCGCCCAGCGTCGCATCGTTCGTGGCGTCCGCGTCGTCCTTGTTCAACAGTCGATTCGACAGCGCTTTCCAAGCGCCACTTGCGCGATCTGCCGAAGTATACGATCCGCGTGTCGCCAAGTCGCCCTCGCTACCGTAATCCGCCTCCGCTATTTTTCCGGGCTCGTACGCCGAGAACTTTGTCGGGTCTTGCTGGTACAGCCAGCCAGTCCAATACTTGCGGTCAATCGGGCTCATGTACGGAATCAGCATATTAACTGTCGTCGCGAGTTCAGCGCCCGGCTCGTACGCGCCGGAGTACCGATAGTCCGTCCACCACGATGGCGTCTTCCCGGTGTCGGATACAGTTCCATTTCGGCCAGCAATCGGATTCACGACGGGAGGTACGGGTCTATACCCCGGAAAAATTCCCGCGTTAGTTGGCGGACTCGGTGGAGTCGGAATTTGAGTTGTTGCCATGCTATCCTCCAGCCCTGATTTGCTCCATGCGAGCAATGTAACCTAGCGCCTGATCGACGCCGTATGTTTTCGAGATCAAGTCGAAGTCGAGCGGAGTCATCGCAAGATAAGCTGATAGCTGGTCTCGAGTCTTGATCGGCGTGTACCCGACCGCTCGCCCAGCATTTCCAATTGCCTTGTCTGCTGCTAGTCTATGCCGCTCGACGATGTCCATATTACCACGCTGACGTATTACCAAGTACGGTCAATCTAGGAGTCCAGCCCTGAATAAAGTCTGGATCACTCTCCCAGTACGGAGTCAATCTCTGCCCGGCTGTAGTTCTGATCTTGAATGGAGGCGGAGGAATCGGGACAGAGCCGCCACCGCCGCCACCACCCCCGCCACCGCCACCATTACCACGATAGGGCTGATTTGCTCTCTTCGGAACTAGGCCCGGAAAGAGACCGCGGCCACCGTCACCCGTTGACGGGAACGAGCCCATGTAAGGCTCTAGTTCTTCCATCAGCCATACTTTCGAGGCTGAGCCCGCACGGCCCTTGTTTCGAGACTTGATTTCTTCCCAGACATCGCGCGTCACCTTGTAGTCGTCAGTCTTCGTCGTCTGTGATACAGGCGGTTTCTTGACAACTTTCTTGGCGGGTGGGGTCTTAACTTTATCGGTATCCATACTAGCCTCCGCTCATTCCGCCGAGCATAGACATAAGCCTGCTCGCATCTCCGGGCGTCTCTTGCCCGGCGGGCATCCCGCCCGCGGCTTGCGGTGGAAGAACGCCCTGCTCCGGGTTACTCATAAGCGGCTGGCTTATCGGCAATCTCGGCGGAGAGCCCTGTGGGCTTTGCTCGGGGAGTTGCAGACCGTACTGCTTCGCAACCTCGGCCATGAGCATCTGCATCAGCTGTGGCTGATTTTCATACGCCTCGACCAATAGCCGATCATTTTCCCGATCTGGGTCATCGATTCCGAAATACTTCTCCTGAGCAGTCCGCTTGCTCACGCCTCGGATTGCCAGCAGTTGATTACCGAGAGCGACCATGCGAGCTTCGTCCTGCGGGAAGCGCGGATCGACATTGACCTGAACGAACCAGCCGCGTGTATCAGCGCCAACCAGATCGCGCAAAACATACGGCTCACCTTTGTACTTGCCAAAAACCTGAATAGCCTTGTCCGGCGCGAACTTCTGGTAGAGCGACATCATCTTGCGGATGGCAACTTCCCACATCAGCTCGATCTGCCGCTTGGGCTGCTCGAGTCTAATTCTACCGCCCTCGGCCATTTGCGACAATCCGTAACCGCTCGGCCCGTTTGCCGCCCCGTATGTCACGGGCGGATAAGACCCATTCGAGATGGAGTCCTTCGCAAACGAAACGATCTGGCTGTGATCTGGCGGCTCGGTAAACGGCCTGACGAAATCGATTGACTCCTCCATGCCCATATTAACTACAGTCCCATAAGTCGCATCCACGTCAATGGGGCGGCCATCTCGAGTCTTAGAGACTAGCGGGAGATTCGCCGAGATATCGAGCATTCTGTTCTGGTGGTTAATCCGATTCTCGAGCATTCGGATATCTTCCTCAATCGTGAATAACTGACTGAGACCCCAGTTTTCTGGTTTCTTGTCGTTAGTTGGAATAAAGAAACCAATGGTGTACGGCAAGTCTGTATAGCCATTCATGAGAGTCGGCGGCCTGACCACGTCGCTGTCGACGACAATCGCATTATAGACGCCATTATTCCCAGACTCGTCCTTGCTCCAGAACCACACGTCGTAGAAATGAACCTTAATCTGGACGGCAGAAGCGCCGACGGCCTCCGGGCGATAGTCCGGGAACTCCGCCCGAACGTCGTCAATGGATCGCTCGTCGCGCATTGCGATCATGAGCCAGCGACCTTTCGGCCCGCCGGGCAGATAGATGAGATTCGACAGCGGGATAACATCGATCTTCGCCGGGACTCCATCAATTACGTCGACGACTCTTTGCTTCTTCCCGAGCGCGGCGTCCATTTCGTCTGGCTCTCCGAAGTCAACCTGCTCGGACGAGCCCGTATCCACCCAGACCGTGCGAAGAGCGCATCCGCCGTCGATGGTCATATTGTGGATCAAGTCGTTATGAATGTCCACTTCCTGCTCGACGCAGTTCATGCGGATCACGCCCGACACTAGGCGCTCGATATCGCCCGCTCTGCGGTCGGCGTCTTTTGTCTCGCGATAGGTGAAGGCCGAGAATTTCAACGCGTTATGGCTCAGGATGCCGACGGTCAAATTGACCACGTTCGTCGCGTCATTGGCGACGTACGAGTATTTATTCAAGACGCGATGGTACTCGGCGGGCATTCCCTTGGTTGCCTCTGGAGAATAGTGCGCCATATTGTACAGCGCGCGATATCTGACAATCCGGTTATCGCGCTCTCGCAAGTTATTCTCGGCAGTCTTGATGAGTTCGGTTAAAGTGTTCTTGTCGTTAATGACCATGCTGATTCACCGTCCAAGCCTTGCAATTTTTGTCAACATGGATAAAGCCCATGTGCATAGGATCGAAATCTCCGCACGACCCAGTCGGCAGAACAGGCTCGAGCGGAGTCTCCATCAATTCTCGATGGCATCGCTCGCACCGGGCTGGATAATACGACGCGCACTTCTCGCATACCGGAAATCCGCCAATATCAATCATGCTTACTCCACAAATTCTCTAGGTAATGCAGGTTCTACGATCCCGTACCTGCGGAGATTAGAATTTGATAGCGCCATCTTGACTTGAGTCACGGGCGGCGCTCCATCGTAATACCCCATTCGGTCGACGATCAAGTAAACCATCGCCTTGAGGCCGTGATTGTGACGGTCGATAGGCCGCTTCGCGTCCGAGTGCATGGCACTGGCGCGCTTCGGGTAACGGTAGAGCTGGTGCTCATTGATCGTGTGTACGCAGCGCGGGTGATAGTGGAGTCGCGCCGTGTCTGGATATTTCGGATTGCCCAGCATGATGCGGTAACGGTCGATCCCATCTTGAATACCAACCTTTTGACCGCGCGGCATAATCCCTCGACCGCCGTTCAGCTTATCTTTCTTGGTCTGTTCCAGCCAGTGAGAGGCGACGCTCTTGCCGTCACTCAGATTGGCCGAGTAACCCGCGACATCGATGACGATGTCGTCGACGTTCTCCCACCAATTTCGCTTGCGACAATCCTCGATCATCTTGAGTGTGCCCGTCTCGGGTCGTTGAAGATAAACCTCGTCAAATGCCCAGATGTCACGCCCGACAACGTGGCAGGCGATGATCGCGTACGCTCCGGCATAGCCGGGATCAACCGCTAAGAAGACTGGAAGATCGGGTGAGTAGTCGTACTTTCCGTCAACGTGAACGGTGAAGTCGAATTCGGGATGCACGAGAAGGCTGGACTTTCTAGGTACGGCGGCGTGGCGCTCAAGAAAGAGCGATTCAGGGAGGGTGCGCTCCAGAAGTACAATTTCTGGATCGGAGCGCCCACCGGGATATACGCCCAAATTGGCCCAACTGGGAACAGAGTACGACCTGCCACCATAGACGTTCTCACCTTGCAGGAGATTATACAGATCGACGTACCACTGGCTTGACTCCTCGAGTGTCCCGCCGAGCATAAGGAGGCCGCGCTTTTCGGCCACGCGACCGCGCAGCTTTAGGAATACCTCGAAAGTCGACTGGGCGGCCTCGGTCATCAGAACCAAGTCTGGCGCTTTCCCGGCCAGTTTCATTACGTCGGCGGCGGTCTTCGTCTCGACCACGCAGCCCGTGCTCGACACAAACATACACGAGCCCTCTTTCGGGAACGAAACATCCCGGTCAGAGACCGCCCCAAGTTTGATGGCGTCGCCCATCATGTATTCAAATTCTGGCCTAGCCTGCTGGAAATCAGGGCCGACGATCCAGATCAGATTCGAGAAAAGCAGGTAGCTCGTCCCGAGTGCCGCCATCAGTCTCGACTTCCCAGCCCGCTCCCCGCCAGTTACTAAGATCACCCGACTCAACTCGTCCGACAGAGGCGGCATCTGTAGCGGATAGGGCTCGTACCCGATCTGCTTCCAGATGAAGTTGCGTTGGGCTAGGTTTGGACTCATCGGAACTCCCTAGCGTCCTCAGCTCGGCGGCGATACTCAGCAGCCGAGTATTGTTATTCACGTTTAGCGTTGCCGAGCGCAAACCGTACAGATCAGCTTTGCCCATCAGGATTTCGCGAGCTTGCTCGATCAGCTTGGCCTTCGTCCCACCACGACGGTCGTCCGAGCTGTGCAGCGTATCAATCGTGTCGATATACAGCTGATCCAGCTCGACTGAGATATCCGCCCGGATGCGCTCGATATCCGGTATAGCGTCGATCAGATAGCGGATTGCCTCAACATCGTTCCTGATCTTGCCGAGCTCTCCGCCAATCATGCGGTGGATTTCAGGCGTCGTTGCGCCAGACATCATCAGTCGATAAATCGTCGGAAGACGACGTTCCCAAGCGGCGTCCAGTTTCAGTCCGCCCTCGGTATATGACTGAATGATTTCCTGACTGGTCTTAGTGTCCAGTGCTGGACTCCTCTTTGTTGGCGTCATCACATCGTCATGGGCGGCAGAGGCGGTCTGGGAATCTTAGAGCCACCCGCCAGACTATCGCCGCCAGCCTCGTACGTCTCGCACTTCGCATCCGGGCCAGCGCTCACGTTGATGCTCGGCGCAGCGCATTTGCCGCCTGAATTGAATTTGCAATCGGCAGCAGCGCAACTGATCGAGACAGTCATTTCCCCCTCAGCGGCTTCGTTATCAGCTTCCATCGTTGGTGCAACAGGCGGAATCGCCATATTGGTCTCCTAGAGTTTGATTGGGTGATTATAGAACTGACAGCCCATTGGGTCAACACAAAGCAAAACGGGCTACCACTGGTAGCCCGTCAGTCTATCGCTTGCGCCTGATGCCCCAGACCGGATCGGCCTTGAGCAACTTCCAGTACACCTTCTCAGTCATGACAACGTCCGACATGCAGTGCGCCATCAGGTTGTCCATCGCTTTCTTGCGGTCTTCGCCCTGACCCCACACGGTGCGCCAGTGCTCTCGCGGAAAGATCGATGTCTTCTCCTGCTCGATGCCCAAGAAGTCCGCAACGTGACCAAGACTCGCGCGGGGATGTCCCTTGTAATTGCGCGTCGTCAAATAGCCCACGCGACGGAATGCGTGCATCGTATCGTACGTCATCGGCTCACAGCCAAACTCGACACCCAGCTGATTGGCGCGGCTCTTGAGAAAGTTGAAATCGAAGTTATCCAGATTGTGCCCGATCCACAAGTCGAATGGCCGCAGAAATTCCAGAATAGACCTGACCATTTTCTGCTCGTGACCGGGTCGGCAGTGCATCTCGTCGTAACGCCACGAGACAGGATCGCCCCTCAGCGGCTTGGCAACTGCCAGAAGGATAAACCCAGCCCCGACAGCGGATAAGTCGGTCGTCTCAAGATCGAGCGTTACGCAGTCCATTATAAATCGCCGATCCTCTTGCTGACCTCTTCGCTCATTGCCGCGTTGAATTTCTCGGCTCTGGCCTGCTCGTCGATCACTCGATTGATCTTCACGCCCAAAAATGAGAAGGCGCAGATCGACACGGTCGATGCAAGTGCCAGCAGAATCTCGGCGTACTGCTTGGCGAAGGTCGCGCCAGACAACAGCAACAGAGTGTTGAACAGCGCAGTCGCAATAGACACGTAAAGCTGTTTCTTTTCGTCAGTCATGTTAGCCTCTTGTGATGTTGAATAGTATCGTACAGCCAGCCCAGCGCAACGCCGATTCCGAAGAACATATACGCGATCAAGTATGACGCGCGAAGCTTCGGAAAGAGCGAGCGCGGAATTCCAAACGCCGGATAAAGCATTTCCAGAAAGGGGTAAGCGCCCAGCACACCGATGATATGGCCCGTGATTTCCCGCCAACCGCCCGAAAAGACGCCGGGCATGGAATCAAAGACATCGTTCGATTTGTGGGCGATAAACCCACCCAAGACGGCGGATATTAGCGTCGGGATCATCGCGAACCTAGCACCCGTCTCGGGAATTGCTGCTTCAAGTCGTTATTCTCGGCCTCAAGTTCAACGACTCGCTGCCGAAGATCGGTGTTCTCACGCTTGAGCGTCGCAACTTGCGCCGATAGATCGAAGATCACCGCGTTTTGATTGGCCGTATCCTCGGTTGACTTGCGCTTATGCTCGTCCAGCTCGTTCTGGATTGCGGAAATCCGGCTATTTGACTCGGATTGCAGCGCGATAAATCTCGCTTCCGACTGTCTGCGGTACTCCCCGAACTCGCGCGCCGAACGCTCGGCGTATTCCTGCCACGACTCGGCCAAATCAGCCGAAGTGCTCGCCAGAGTCTTTGCAGATTCGCTAATGGAACGGTTCTGATCCCCGTCCGCCCGGGCTTGATCGGCCTCGGCACGCTTGTCGTCGGCAATTGCCTTGCGCCGATCCACAAACCATATCGCAACTAACGCAGTAGTTGTCGTTAATATCAACTGAAAGATAAACTTGGTCGTCTCATCCACGATTGGCGGCCCTCAACATCCGATTTACACCACCCGCGAGCATCAAAAAGGTAAACAAACGGACTGGGGCAGACCAGTCATGGCCTCCCGACCAGTCCGTAAAGACAGTCAGTGCGTAGAAAATAGCCGTCGCCCCCGCGGGTAGCGCCAACAGCAGTGCGTACGAGCCAATTTTTTGAACTCGATAGAGTTCTCTGCACCCAAGTAGGATGTAAATGCAGACCGCTATCGTAATGAGCTGCCAGATATTCTCGTCCATGCGGGTATTATGACACTAAATCGGGATTGCGACAACTAAATCAGCGCCATCTTGAAGTAGAGAATCGCCCAAATAGCAGCTTGCTCGGTCTTGCGCCACGGTTTATTTGTCGGGCAGAAGTACGTGAGCGGCTTAAACTCGCCCGAGTACGGGTCGGCCACGATAATCCCGGTCTCCAAGACCGTCGTTGCCAGAACGAAATGCTCGTCGTAGTCTCCGCCGGGCACGCCATCCACCTTGAGAATGGCTGGCCGACCAGCGGACAGCTCCGAGACCAGCTCGTCGACCTCGCGGACAGTCGGATCGCGAGACAGGAAGTCGCTCCGGGTCACTGATTTGATTTGCGGGTAGATCGCCGGGAGATTTTTCCACTCGACAAGGTTTCGCGTCGGGGTATTCCGGTAGCCGTGGTTGCTCGCCAACTCCTCCTGAACGAGCAGAGGCGTGTGCGGAGCGCCATAATAACTCAACAGCATTGCCAGACTTGTGATAGCACACCCATATACGCCAATCGTGCTGTTGTGCGAGGCATCAGGGTAGCCAAGAGGGTGCGATGCCCATCGAGGATCACGCTGGCAGAGGACGGACTGAATTCCAACAGGCGCTTTTGATACACGATCCATAGTTGCTCCTTATGCTCGAATACCGTTCCGTCCGGCAGAGTGCCCATTTTGAGCCACTCATCGAGCTGGTCTTTGCCAAACTCCCCGCCGATCCAGTAGCAATCGGCGGGGTCGAACTTCAAGACGTACTCGTCGCCCGGTCTGATCGCGTGAAGCGCCAGATTAGGTCGGCGATGCTTACGCATTACTACCCCAATCGAACTCGGCGGGCTGACCCGACTTATCTGCCGGAGTAGACTCGGCCTCGGTCTTCTCTTTCGGATTGGCGGCGACTACAACCGACGTGCAGACCACCTTGTATTTAGGCGTACTGCGACCGTTATACTCCTCGACGGGCGGATTACCGTCCTCGGTCAGCTCGACCGCGCACAGGACGGACACCAGCGAGCCCTTCTGCATTTTTTCAGCAGCCCTCTCGGCAGTCTTACCGAAAGCCGCGCAGTTCCACCACGCCTTGACATCCTTCCATTCGCCCTCGATCTGCTTGCGACCGCTCGTTACGAGCGTAAAATGCAGAACCGCCGTACCACTGGGCGAGTAGCGCAAGTTCGGCTCGCGCGTTGCCACACCGTTAATCTGAATCGAGTGAGAAGTTTCAAGCTTTGCCATTGAATTGCTCCTTGAGTTTGGATGCGACGACGCGAATTACATCGTCGAGAGTTTCCACTACGTCGTATTGGCCGCGCCAGTTCGATCGGAAGTCCTGCTCGCCCGGCGTCAATTTTCGCTTGCTCGGCGGCTGGTCTGGATTCTTGATTTCCAGCAAGAGATTGAGGCCATTTGCGCCAATTACCAGATCGGGAGCGCCGTGACCCAAGTCCGCCGTGTCAAGCACGGAGTAGCCCACGCCGAGCAATTGGTCGACCAGTTGCTTATGGTTGCCATCCCGCTTGCGGTGACGATCCACGCGCTTAGTCAACGGTCAGCTTCCTGCGCGTTCCGACAATGGACACCGTTACCTCGACCACCGTCTCGATGGCCGGGTCGATATTCCCGGCGCATTCCTCGTACGACTCATAGAACTGGACTGGGCTGTTCACCAGCCACGGCATCGTTCGATCCAGATTCTTGCCCTGTAGCGGGCTCTCGGCGCTCGGTTTGTTCTTGCGCGCGGGCACGAACCATGTGCTGTTCAAAAGCTGTCTTGCCATAACTGCCTCCTAGTTGGGCGGCGATGCCCTTGAAACTCGCTGACCACGCCGCCGCGAGTGTGTCTGATAACTGGATAAAGCGCGCGCCCTCCGGCGAGTCTTGCTCAGACCCAAGCCGCGGAGCGCCGTCGAGCCACGACGCAATCCGGTACATCGCGTCGGATAGTTCTATGCTGAATTCTGCGACACTATTTGCCATGTGGAGTCAAGTCCTTTCCAGACCAGATATGCGGAATCATTACTCGATTGACGATGTCGGCGTCTGTAACTCGCCCCGATATATGCCTCAGACCGAGATGACACTCGTGACACAGGCCGACAATAAACTCGGGTCGGTCATATAGCGAGCGCGGCCTGAACAAATGATGGGCGTCTGTTGCAAGTCGTATCCGCCCGAGAACAACCAGACACCACTGGCAGCGCCAGCCATCTCTCTCTAATGCGCTCGTCTGAGCCTCAGAGCGCCCGATCACAGCACCACAATCGTCCGCGCCTTGTTGCTGTGCCAATCCAGCTTGCCCTCGGATCGCAGGATATTCAAGTGGTACGATACGTTCGACTTCGCGATGCCGTACTCCTTGCCAATCTCGCCCAGCGTCGGCGGGTAGCCCTTCTCGGCAATAAACTTCTTAATGAACGCCAGCATTGCTTCACGCATGAGATACCTCGTTGTATCGGATTTTCCTGACCAGCGGCCCTGAACAATCATAAACCGTGACGGGCTTACCAAAAGTTCCCGCTGCTTCAAAAGTAATCTTTGTCCCGTTGGAGACCCCATTCCAGACAGCCACGCAGACATCGCACCGCTCCGCCATAAAGACATCACGCTGCGGGTATGTGCCTCGGAGTCCATAATTCAATCCCGTTTTTGCCCGGCGGCGCAGTTTCTCATACGCCCCATACACCGTCACTGGAACTTTCAGCAGGTCGCACTGGTAGATGACGCGCGAGTCCACGCCATCCGCGTCCCCGACAATGATCTCGTCGCCGTCCGCCTTGGCGTCCAACACGATCTGATCCACCAGTTCCAGCATCTCCCGAGTCGCCTCTCGGCTACCCGTAATGAGAATCTTAGCCATTTCCGCTCACCACGATCCATGTTCCGCCCAAATCACCGCCGCCTACCACAGACTCGATCTGCGCCGACTCGTCGGGCGTCGCCTCAGTTACCACCGGGTCGCTCATCTTAACTCTCCTCGTAGTTGGGTTGATGTTGCGCAATATGGAATGAGAACGGGTTGTCCTCATCGGCCAAGTCAATGTGCCAGTCGTACAAATCCAAGCCCATCGCTCCCAAGCGCTCCTTGAGCGTGCGCTTCATGGAGTCAATGGCAGGCTGGCCGTACTTGCGAATGAATGTCAACTGCGAATCCGTCAGCGCGACGGTCGTCTGCTCGCGCATGTACGGGATGAAGTTACTCACGTCCAGCGTGATGCGGTCGATGATCTGCTTAAAGGTGGTGAGGGTTTCGACGGAGACCGTCTTGGTCATTTCGCACCGCCTGAGAGCGCGACGCCCAGCAGAATCAAGAGGATGGCGCTGACGACCGAGGCTGTAGCGGCGGAGTTCGATGGCGATACCACTTCGTCAAGGTTGTCCGCGGCGATAGCGGTCAACAGGTGGATGAAGTTCACAATCAGTGTAATCACTACGGCGGCGAGCATCAGTTGCGCTTTGTCCATTTGAGTTACTCCTTTGCGTTGATGGTCTCATTGTAACTCTTGTTCTAACGAATTGCAATAGGACATTGGTACTGATTTCGGAGGTTTGCAAATCGCGTGGATAACGCCGAGCATTTCAGCGGAGGGCATCGAGTTCGATCTTTCTGCCCGGCGTATTGGTTTGTCTGAGATTTCGCCGAGCAATTTGGTTGTTTCTGTGTTCTTGGTGCGGCAGCAGTTTAACACTTTTCACCACAAAAAGTCAAGGGTAAAAGATGAGAATCGGATGAGAGTTTGATTAAGAGAAGATGAGAGAGAGATTAAGAGAAGATTAATGCGAGATTAAAACAAGATGAGAAAAGAAGATTTGTGAAATAAAAATGCCCCGGCATTCGCTTCCGCCGGGGCTCTGGACACCCTCCCGCCGACGTGTCGAACGGAAGAGTCAACTATTCGATTAGCCCCGCGTCAGGTCGCTCCACTGTGCGCTGATCCGGGTAGCACCTGCCAAGATGCAGATGACTTTCCGCGCCGTACGTCTTAGTGACTGGGTGGCCCAAGATTCGCGGGGCGTCTTTATTGTATGCTCGGTACGTTCGTCGGTCTATGGTACTTTGGTACTACTCGCGTGGTTCGGGCACTGCTGGTCGCCGCAAAGGCAGACGCCGAAACCGTGGTCGCAGAGTTTGGCCTCCTGTGGCTGGAACGCGAGCATAAAGGCTTCCTTCAAGCAGTCGTCGCAAATCGTCACGGCATCGTGTCCATCGCCAAACGTGACGCCAGAACCCTTGTACTCCCTGCATTCCGAGCACCAGATATGCGTCCAAGAGATATTACCCATGATGGAATCCCACTCATCCGGCGTCTTGGCGCGGGAGAGTTGATTGTATTGCGCCTCGCGGGACTCGCCATTGTATCGACCGGAGTCGTGGTGAGTCCAGCCATGAGCGTCGGTGTACGCCCTCTTAAAGCGCCCAAGCGCAACTGCGAGCAAGGTCTTGCGGGTCTGTCGTTTCATGTGTGGCCTCCTATTGGTGATTGAAGTAGTCTTTCCACGCAGTACGTTCGCACTCCTCGGAGCAAACAGCGGCCTCGAAGTTACCGTCAATCCAGTGCGTGAGAGCGCTACAGACGAAACAGGGATAGGGCTCGTCTGAGTCGTCGGCCTTGATGAGAAACGAACCCTCGAACTGAATCTCGGTCTGACGCGGCGCTTTCGGGTAGAGCGTGGCGAATGTGGTCATGTGCGGCCTCCGAGTGCAGTGTAGCACAGATGGCGCTGGGCGGGAATGGTACGGATGTACTACGAGTGCTGTGGCGTTATACTATCGGGCGGGGTATCTCTTGCTACTTACTAACTGCTATCTTTCATCCTCTACCCTCCACCCTCTACCCCCTACGCCCTACGCCCTGCCCATTACCCAATTAACTATGCGAAGAGAACCCGTACCTATTGCGCGACGGGCGGGATTGCGTAGTATCAGTCCGGCGACCAAAATCGCCAAATCCAAAATCCGCGGCACAGTCCGCACGCACAAGGAGCAACATGTTCACCACCACACGCAACGAGTTCGGTTACGCAGTCAAGGCACTGGCGATGGCTAAGGCTTTCAGCACGGGCAGCGTCGGCTGGTTCGTCAGTGACAAGGTCGTCATCGACGGTGTCCGCTATCAGGCGCAGGCGCAGGCCGTGGTCGTCAACAGCAAGGGCATCGTCAAGGATGGCGATGACGAGGCGGCGGTGCTGGCGGCTCTCGGCGTCACGGGCAACCAGACCATCGAGATGCAAGTGCTCGCCAAGGACTTCAAGACGGGCAGCAAGGGCTGGTTCAACAGCGGCAAGATCATGATTAACGGGCACGTCTGCCAAGCGCAGGTGCAGTTGACCGCCATCGGCACGTCGGACAAGGCGATTGCCAAGGCGGGCGACAAGGCGGCGCAGGCGCAGGCCAAGGCGGATGAGGCGGCGCGCAAGGCTGCCGAGAAGCGGGCGCAACTGCTGGCGCTGAAGGCGTCCATCGGCCAAGCGTAGTTGGATGCGCAGAGAGCGTCGGGCAGTGCCCGGCGTAATGCGGCGGCACGGTCTCAAGCCCGTGCACACTCAATCCGCAGCAAGGAGAAACAGTCATGGAACAGCTAGACCCCGTTGGGATCGTCATCCTCATCATGCTGGCGCTGGTCGCGCTAGTCCTGCTAATTAAAGCAGCGGTGGTCATCGGCGCGATCTTGACCATCGGCGCGATCCTCTGGTGTATCATGACCGCGACGGGCACGCCCATGCCCACCACGGCCAGCACCAGCGCGCCGAAGCCCGCCGTAGTGTGCTACACACCGGGTGGCATTCCCACCCAGTGCCGATAGACAACGTGTCCAAAGTCAGAGCGGTATATCCCAAAACGTGCCGCTCTGACTTGGGATAAATTTGGGATATCACTCGACATAACGAGGCCGCCATGCTCACCGACATCCGCATCATCCGCCGCCCCACCTACTCGTGCGTTGACGCGACGCTCCCCGTCCTGCGTTACGACGTGACCGTGAACCACGGCCCGGTCGTATCCTTTGACGCGGATCAAGAGCGCGAGATGCGCCAGTGGGCGAATGACTCGGCGCGCGCGGGTGACGATGTTTACGTGCTCACTGTGCAACATGAGGGAATGTGATGACCACATTAGCGCAACTGCCCTGCCCCGTCTGCAACAAGCGTGGCGTTGAGTTTGACGAGTCCGACAAGCAGGGACGCATCTGGTCGCTGTGCGACGGGCCGCATCACGCCGACACTGACATGGTTGAGATGGTCGGCGTCAAGCGGGTCGTGCGCACCGTCGCTATCCCGGACGTGGTCATCTACACGTATGACATCCGCAATCTGTTGCAATCTAACGGGCGGCTGATGTCGCACCTGACACGGCGGGATGAGTGGTTGATGCGCATCGTGGTAGACGGCAAGGTGTTGACACTCCAGTCCAAGCCCGGACTGGCTGAGGAGAAGTAGACATGGACAACGCGCCAGAGTATCTCGATGGAGTCATCTTCGTTATCGCGGTCATCATCGTTGCAATCCTGATCGTGCCCGGGTTGCTGGAGTGGATGGCGCTTGGTCTTTTTGGCGCGATGGTGATACTCGTGCTGCATAAGGTTCTGTTTGACTAGCACCACTGCCTGCCGGGCGTTGTCCGTTCGACTCGGACACGGGCACTTGATTATCTTACGCCGTGCATAAGGAGAGTGCAATGAATCACTCGGAGTTGGCGAACAAGATGATGGAGGGGAATAAGTTCACGCACTGGATCGTCGCCGTGAACCTACACCTCGAAGCGGGCGAGTACCCGCTGGCCGTGCATCGCATGCTGGGCGCGGGCGTGCTGGCGCAGTACCAGAAGTACGAGGGTGCGCACCGCAAGTATTACGTCGAGGACTGGGCGAACAAGCCCGATTACTACGGCGTTCCCAGCCTGACGCTCGAGACGATTGACCGGGTGTTCGCGGCGCGCGTGTTCGGCATGCCCTACTATGACCTGTGCGGCGTGAAGCGCGAACTGGAGAAGTTGGTGGCCGACATGCGCTACGATGAGCACCTCGACATGCTCACCGCGGGCGAGGACTGGCAGTGGGACTACGTGCGCGCGCTGTTGGGGTACGTGGATACCCTGATTTGGGTGCGCAACAACGATATGGGAGTGACGGCATGATCGAGTTCTTCATCGAGATGATCGCGACTATCTTCACGAAGCGTGGAGATCGGAAGGACGTGCCCTTCCAGTCCACTCAGTACGCTAAGAGCCACGCCGAGGCCAAGCAGAAGGCACGGTACGCAGCGCAGGCGGCGGGCGTGAACATAGCCCGTATCAAGAGCAGCACCAACACCCGAACGGGTGATACTGAATAACCACAAGGAGAGTAGCATGGCAACCAAGCCGCAGTTCCCGCCGTTACGTTCCGTTTCGCATCAGACTCGCCCCGGCACTCAGCCGGGCACTCCGGGCGGCAATCGTCTGGTGTGCGTCAGTGACGACAACGAAGTGCGTCGTCTGCCCCGCAAGCAAGCGGCTGAGTTGGTGGCGAGCGGCTGGCATTACGTCGCCAAGATGATCTACAAGGCGACGCATCGCAAGTAGGACTGATGTCCCCGGCTACTCACGGATGGTAATGTACGACTGGTGAGTAGCGCCCACGTTGCTGGTGGCAGCGTGAGTACGTGGCAATCCGGGTTCGACTCCCGGCGGGGACACTGTAGATACCTTAGTATAGGAGAGCAACATGCCTCAGTCAACGCCGCTGGATACCTATCGTCGCAACAAGCGCTTAGGGTACTCGCCGCAAGCGAGTGCCATCAGTACCATCATGCAGCACGCCGACACGGCTACCGAGTCGCGCGACCGGGTCAACCGGGTGCGCAAGGTGGCTAAGCCGAGCCGCAAGAGCTTCGACATCCTGGGGTACAGCCGTGGTTAGGGCCATCATTGCAATTGGTCTGTCGGTCGTGGCAGCTATGATTCTGATTGTCGGCGTTGTATTCGCAGAGGTGGCTGTCAATGGGTAAGAAAAGTCTGGTGTCTATCCTGATCCTGCTCGTCCTGTACTTCGCATGCATTGTTGCGCTTCACGGCTGGGTTGTCGGGATAATTACCACTGCGATAGTCGCCATCGTTACGACCATCGTGGCGGCGGGGAGTTTATTCTAATGGGCAGACTATACGCAGCATTCGACGTACTCAGCACCGAGCCATCCGGTCGACGCCGTGGCTTCAAGCCCGACGAGATGGCAGTGCGCCGCATGATTGCGGCGACGAATGGTAAACCATCCGTAGTGTGTGCGTGGTGTGGCAATCGCGTCCGGCTCGACGCCGCCATGCTACAGGACGGCGGATGGAAGTCGCAGGACTACTACCTATGCTCGGCATGCCGTAAGTACGGAGCGCCGAATGATCGCAAGCCATCGTGCGGCCACGAGTGCTGGTCGTGCAAGATGGACAATCCAGAGATGGATTACTTCATGGTGTCCGGCATCTTCAAGAAGGACATCAAACTGTGCGAGGAGTGCAAGAAGTCGTACGCCTACACGACAATCGCATCTGGGTGCAAGCGCATCTATAAGGGCAAGCAGGAGTTGTTCGGTGAGTGGTGGCGCGTCCTGCCACTGCACGCCGAGCATGAGTGCGACGTGTGCCACGAGCATGCGCCATGCGTCGAGCCGTACGACATGACTCCGTGGCTGCGTACGGCACAGAAGTTGCACGTCTGTATCGAGTGCAACAGAATCGCAAGCGAGGTATAGCATGCGACACAATAAGTACCACGTCATCAAGCACATCGCATCGTTCTGCGCGGCGTGGATGTGGCTTGCGCTCGGTATCGCAACGGTCACACGCTATGACTACGGTACAGTGGATAGCATTGTGCAACTGTTGGCTGGCTCGTGGTTGATTGTGTACGCAGTGAGGGAGGCGTAGCATGGATAGAAGTGAGCAAATCAAGCGCAAGATTAACGAGCTGAATTCCGAGCAGATGAAACTGCGCATGGAACTGCGCGAGATAGAGCGTAGCAACGCGGCCCAGAGCGTACAAGTCGGAGACTGCTTCTTTGGCATAGACGGCAGCACAGTTATGGTTGTCACGTCTATCTTCGCGAACGGATTATACTGCGTCGTGGACAGCGTCGGGGTTAGAGTAGACTCAGGCAATAGCAAGTCTGTCTCGGCGCACATCGTCCACGGGGATGAGTTGCTCAGGCACGATGTTGCCACGCTGAAGCGCGCCACGACGGAGCGCTACTTAGAACTTCTGTCGCGCGCAAGTGAAATCATCAGCTCACTGAACAGGACGGCGTAACGTGGATCACCCGCTCGATAACCGACACTCATTCTACTCCGCGCATTACGGGACGCCACATCTAATGGGCTTGAAGTTTCGGGCGTGGTGTCCGGGCAAGCGGCCCGCTTGGCAGGAACGCTACCTCGTCGAGTTCCCAACGGACTGTATGAATCAGGACTACGAACTGACAACACGGATCATGATGGACATACTCGACAACATCATGAAGTGGTGGGATTTACGCAGCATCCGGTTCGTGTGTAGTCGCAGTAGATCGTGTGATTCATCGTGGCCCGACGGGCGTGACGGATGCGTGAAGATGGTGCGCCAACTTGATGGCTGGTGCGATATGTACGAGAAGAAACTGGAGCGGTCACGATAGTCCAGAACTGGACGGGCTAGTAGCTCAATTGGATAGAGCATCGGACTTCTAATCCGAGTGTTGTGAGTTCAAGTCTCACCTAGCCCACTGTAGTAGTTGCTGATGTGGCGAAATTGGTAGACGCGCGGGTCGCTGGCCTGAGTCTACGCACCGAGGAGCGCGGGTGCGCAACCGCCCGACGGACGTAGTGCTGGTTCGATTCCAGCCATCAGCAATCCATCTGCTCGGCGTGAGCAGACAACCCACACATAAAGGAGCAACATGACTGTCAAACGCAACACCCTGCCGATGCCCGCCGCTTACGAGAACCGTGTTGAACGCGACCCCAAGTCGAAAGACTTCGGGAAGAAACTGCACTTCCCCCTGCACGCCGACGGTACGGTGAGTTCGCAGGGCTACCGCAAGGCAGCGGATGCGCTCTCGGCGCACAAGATGATGGTGGCGAAGGCCGACGAACTGGCGCACACCGAGGGCTATTCGGCGCACGACGAGGGTCTGGACATCCTGTCCAATCCGTACTCGGGGCGCATGGCTCGGGCATGGGCCGAGGGCTGGAACAAGGCCGACGCCGAAGCCGAGATGGACGAGCGCGAATCACTGAGCGACGAGGAAGAGGCCGCCGCCATTGCCGAACTCGAGACGGTGGCGCAGCATGACGAGCAAGCGTCGAGTCACCTTGTTCTTTGAGTTTACTGGAGAGCCGAACGACGACTCGGCTATCGCCTATCGGGTTGCTGAGGCACTCGTCAACCGATTCAAGGGCGTCGGTGAGATCGATTACAAGGGATTCTCGCCCGGCCCGGCCTCGGTCGAGAGCGTCAGTATCGCGGTTGGCTCTACCAAGCTGGCTGAGGTTCAATACATCCCGAGTATTGAAGGCGGAAAAGGATACACCGCCATCAAGACTTCAGACTTGAAACACGGATAGCAACTCGGGCAGTGGTCTAACGCCGAGCAAGGAGAGACATGGCGAGCAAGTTGGATGATTACAAAATCGAGGCGTGGTTGTGCCCCGTGTGCTCGGGGGTCTTGACTTTTGGATTCGCTCGCCATCTTCGAGACTGCAAGCGAAGCGAAGCCAAGCGCATAAAGCGGGAGGCCGAGATAGCCGAGCGCAAGGCGTTTCTCGAAGCGCCCCGGCTGTACTCGACTTCGCCGTTCGACTTCGTGCGGAGAGTCAATCACGCTCTGTTCGGACTGTACGGGCTGAACATCGGACTGACCATCGTCGACACCCGGTACTCCGAGCGGCTGAGCAATACGCACGAATGTCCTATTGGTGGCGTGACGAATTGGTCGTGCGAAAAAGAACTACCGCGCGGCTATCCGGGCTACGAAGTCAAGTACAACTTCGACGAGCGCGCACTCGAGAAGTTCCACGCCAAGTTCCGCAAGACGAAGGCGGGTCGGTTCTTCTGGAGCAATGACTACATCAAGCAGTTCCCGGGCTTTCACTTCGGGAGCGGAACGCTGAGGTATGCGTGGGCCAAGTTGTTCCTTTCCGACTTCCCAACGTGGAACAAGACGCCGGGGTTCTACCATATCGACAATGAGGCGTGAATCATGGCTATCGAGATTAGATGTGCGATCAACCAGCAGACCGCCGACTTCTTTAACGCGCATGCCAGCAAGTGCAACGAAGTGGAACGGGACGCAGCTGAAGAGCTGGGCGCTTGGTGGCAGAAATACCAGAATGGCTGGCGAGTTGTTCTGTCGTCCACGCAATTAGACAGAATGATCTATCTCAGGAATGTTCTCCGAGACATCAGAATTCCTGAGCTCGGTCACGTCTACTTGCGGGAAGTGCTCAAGAGCAAGAGACTCGAACTCACTCGCGAGATAAGTTACGAAGATCACATCGAGCACGAACTCGACATCATCAGGATTCTGTTCCCGGAGCAAGTCCTTCCTCAGATGATCTGGGGTTTCGAGCCGGGATCGTTCAGGAAGGACGGCAAGATTATCCACATCAAAGGAGAGCGACATGGCTGACAAACAAGACAAGAGCAACACCACGCAAGTTTTACCTTGCTCGTGCCAGCACGAGTATCAGGACAAGCAGTACGGCAAGGGCAATCGCCTGCACAACTGGGCGAAGAACCACCCGAAGGGTGGCGGCTGGGTGTGCACCGTGTGCGGCAAGGAGAAGACATGATCGGATCAGACATTGGCCTAGTTATCATCCGGGCTCTAGTGTTGTGGATTGCGCTCTGGCTAACAACGCCACTCATGTGGTGGTGCTATATGATCGCAACAAAGAACGCAAGCGGAGAACTTGGCTGGCTCAGATTTGCATTCGTGTCGTTCTGGTGGGCGCTGTTCTTTCTGCTCGGCGCTATTGGATAAGGAGCAACATGAGCACTCAGGTTGCAGAAAAGCGCACAGACTGGCGGCGGCATGACATCGTGTACTCGCCGGAGTTCAAGATGTACGGCACAGTTAGCGAGACCGATATCAACCATGACTCTCTCGTCGAGTGGTCGGATGGCAGCAAGGGCTGGTACTCAGTTGAGCGGCTCGACGAATGGCAACGCACCAACGACGAGCGAGGAAAGCCTTGAGAACAACAACTCTGGCGGCGCTCAATCTGAAGTGCGACGGCTTCGTTGGCGACACGTTCTCGCTGATGTATAGGCTGCCTCGTCGGTGGGCGCTCGAGCTGTGCGTTTCCGGCGAGCGCACTCAATGGATGAAGTGGCTCTCCGGAGCAATGAACAGGCTCGACCTGTTTATTGACACGGTGATTGATGGTCGGAATGGCGATGTGATCTTCATCGTATCGCCCAAGGAGACGGCATGAACTAAATTGTTAATCAGCCACACTCAATCACGCTCAACACTCAATTGCGCTTAATCATCACAAGGAGATCACCATGTTTGAAACCAAGAGTTTAGCGGGCGGTAACAAAAAGTACATGCGCGTCGGGTTCGTGAACGGCATGCTATTGCGACCCAGTGCGGCGGGCGGCGTCGAGTCGACCCCCGCTCCAAAGGTCGCCGAGGCGCTGAAGTTGCTATCCATTCCGACTTCAAAACCCGTCGAGTTGCAGTACAAGATGGACGGCGATGCGGCCCACTTCCAGTGGGCTGGCCCGAAGAAGAATCGCGACTACGGCGCGGCGTTCGATGTCCCGAACCCGTGGAAGAATCAGGCCGACAACAACGCAGTGGACTTGGATTATCTCGACGAGTCCGAGATGGCGTAAGCAGTATCGCCGAGCAGTAGGGGAGGCTGAGTGCCATTCACTGCTCGGCGCGTTATCATCATCGACCGACTGGCTAGAGCGCTCTAGTCAGATAAAATACTTTTCGCGAAAAGGAGAATGTCATGGCTAAGAATTTTGGTTACGGTGTCTCGAAGTCGTTGGCGGGTACGAACGAAGTGTACGCTCAGGTCTACGTCGCCGACGGCTGGATCATCGCCCCCGGCTTGGACACCCCGAGCCTGTGGATGAGAGCCACTGCGCCGGATGGCGCGAACGTCAACAACCACATGGTCTACGTCCGCACGGCGGGCGGGGGCAAGATTCACGCGCAGATGCCGACGTCGACTGGCGGCAATCGCACGTACGGGTTCAGCTGGAATTTCACGGACTACGCGCTGGAGTCCTACCTGAACGGCGAGAAGGCGCAGCTGAAGCCCGCTGTGCCCGCTCCGACGCCTACGCCGAAGACGGTGAGCGACTTGTTCGTGATCTTCGGTGTTGCCGCTGCGCCCGAGCCGACCCCGGCGGCCAAGCCGACCCCGGTGTACTCCGCGCCGACCCCCAAGCCGACGTTCACCCCGACGGTCACTCCGAAGTACACCGTGACCCCGAGCAACTTCGGCAAGGTCACGTCGCTGGCCGGGACGGATAAGCAGTACACGCTGGTGTTCGTGCAAGATCACAAGATCATCACCCCGGCGGGCATCCTCGATGGCACGGCCATCCGCAAGGCGTGCGCTCTGGCGGGCGGCAACCTCGACCGCAAGTACGTGCAGGTGCGTCTGGGCGACGCTGGCTGGAACAGCATCCACGCGCAACTGCCGGACGACGACATCAATCGCCCGTACGGCACGTCGTTCGACTTCGTCGATGTCGCTCTGGCTGCGTATCTGCGCGGCTAGTCTCTACGTAACACCAACTAAATAATGACTTCCCACGGGGCGCACGGTCACGCTCCATTCCGTGCTCGACGGGTGGCAAAGGCAGGTTCGAGTCCTGCCGTGGGAGCTAATCCAACACAAGGAGAATTGCATGGGCAACATCTTAGACCTAGGAGTGTTCGCAGATTTCTATTGTCTTCAGGCGATCCTGTCTGATCGCCGAATTGACCAGCACACCGACATCCAGAGCGAGGCAGCGACGACTCTGGCGAGGGTGTCCCAGCCGATCTCCAATGTCTTGGCAGATTATATGTACTTGATCTGCATGGGCGAGGCTCGACACGCGGTCGGCTCTACCTCACTGGAATGGTACTGGTCTGAAATTCCGAAATCAGAAGGCCGGGTCGGCGCGTACCACTTCGCCGAGAAGTACGATCCACTCAAGGTATTGCCACAACTGTCTTCCCTGTTCGACCAGTCCGGCTGGGGCGGCTCGTATGGCGGGAAGAAGTGGAAGAATATCGCTGATGTCGCGCTGAAGTTTCGGCGTGGCGAACTCCCGCCAGCGACGTACATCGATCACGTCGCCGATCTGAAACATAATGGCGGGACGCAGTTCTCGAAGGGGGAGGTCTCCGAGGTTATCAAGTTCAGGCTCGCGTGGATATCGGATTACTACAAGTTCTCCTCCTTCCTCGACTTCAAGCGGGACACCAAGGACTTCTTTGCGGGTGTTAACCGGAATTACTTCCGGTCGCTGTCACTGCCTGTTGGTCGGCTGGTGATCCGCTATATGCAGCGCATCCGAATCACTCCGCCTCTTTGGGAGGCCCGACCGCCCATCGAGTACGAGCCGTTCAAGTTTGGCGATCTGGAACTGAAAGACAAGAGCTCTGGCAGCCTCAAGAGTAGCGCCAAGAGCAGCGCCAAGAGCAGCTCCAAGCCGCTGGATGCCGAGCCGCTGGACGAGTCGATGTATCTTTCTGAGGACGAGATGTACGATCCCGCCGAGAACGCGGCCAAGGAAGTGAAGAAGGAAGTGGAGAATGCCAAACCAGAGCCAGTCAGTCCCAAACAAAAAGAAATCACCATCGACGAAGAAGTCAAAGAATCCCCAGAAGGGAAAGGAAAAGACAGTGTCGAATTTACTCAGTGGCTATCAGACGCAGCCAAGTTGTCATAGCGGCAATATCACCCTGATTAAGAGCAACAAGACGGGTGGCGAGCTACAGTTTGGCGGAATCTCGCGCGGCATGTACACAATCGATCGTGCCGTGATTGACTTGACGGGAACGCATTCCGTCCAGAGCGCGGGCGAAGTCAAGGCCATGAACGAAGCGGCGGACGAGATGTTCGCAGGCGCGCTCTCTAATTCGTCCCACCCCCAGCAGTACCCGTGGCTTCGCCTGCCGATCAAGGACTATGGTGTCCCGAACCATCTGGGTGCTGAGTTCTGGGAAGCGCTTGCCAACGACATTCTCGCCATGCTGAAGGACGGAATGAAGATCATTGTCTTTTGTCAGGGCGGGCACGGGCGGACGGGGATGGTCGCGTCCATCCTGTGCTATCTCCTCAACCCGAAGGCCATCGGGCCTGATCCTATCAACTGGGTCAGGGAGCACTACTGCAAGAAGGCGGTCGAGACCGCCGAGCAGGTGGAATACGTCCACAAGATGGTCGGCCTGCCCAAGCCGGACACTTCACTGTACATCAAGCCGACCGTCGTGTATGGCGCGAACGAAGCCCTTGTCGGGCTATATGCTGGCGGTTCGTACAAGGGACGCCAATCCAGTAGCGACTCGAAACTCGACACCATTGCCAACGAATTGTACAAGATGTTCGTCTGGTACGACTTGCCGGACAATTCCAAATACGTTCTCGCCCGGCGGGCCGGGAGCGGAGAGGAATTTAGAATCATCGAGACTTCTGGTACGAGCGACTACGTGGACGAGAATGGGTTGATCCTGTCGGGCAGTAGCCTCATGACCGAGACGGAAGAGAAGCGCTGGAGCGAGGCCAAGAAGCAGCAGGCCGACGAGCAAAAGGCCGAGGAGGAGCAGAGTGCTTGATCTCAAGGAGTTCAATATTCACTTTTATGAAGGGGTTAAGAAGGTCGCCGTGTATTACTGGGGGTACAACGTCGCTCTTATTCAGCACGATGGTATTCACCGCCCGACAGGCGTGGGCTGCGAAGACCTGTCTGGCATCGTGAACAACCAGAAAGCGATTCGCGTCCTGCGCGACCCTTGCCCTCATCTCGCACAGGACTCCACGTTCGATAAATTCGACGCCATTAAATCGGCGGCCAGTTCGTACACGTTTGCGAGCAAGTTTAGCGATTCGGGTCAAGTCGTGCTGTGGTCAATTCACCTGAAGAAAGACTTCGCACTCGTGGCCGGATCGACCTACGTGAAGGGCTACATTGGCGTCGATAAAATCCAAACGCGAACGCTATTCGGAATCAACGAGAACGGGCTCTGGCTATGCAGTTCAGTGTACCATCTCGGCGTGGCCTTGGACTCCGATAAAGCAGCCCCGATTATCTGGAAGGCCGGAAAATGAAAACAGGGAGTGTGAGATGACTGAATACATCAAGGTAATTGGCGAATGCGAAGACCGCCACGTCGTCGGCGGTAAGGGCAGCAGCCTGTCCATCATGCACAACATGGGTCTGCCCGTACCGCCCGGATTCACGATCACAATGGACGCTTGGCGAGCAGTCCGGTCGGGCGATCTCAAGTTCAATCAGTTATGGAAGATGGTCGCCGAGCAATTGGAGACGACCTTCCCCAAATTCGGAGAGGGCCAGCTGCTCAGCGTCCGCTCGGGCGCAGAGCAATCGATGCCGGGCATGATGGATACGATCCTCAATGTTGGCGTATCCACCGAGGACAGTCCGGGGATGCGCCTCAATTTCTGGAAGTCATTCTGTCTTGCGCTCGGCGTGAGCCGGGAGTCGATCCAGAACGCCATCGATGCTGTTCTTGTCAAGAGGGGCGTGTTCTTCATCGATTCGCTGGGCGGATCAGATATCGCCTCGATCATCTCGGCCATGAGCTCGCTCGCCAAAGAGACGGGCTCTATCCCGCAGACGAAACACAATCTGCTCAAGCGCGCTATCCAGCTTGTGTTCGATTCGTGGGACTCCGAGCGGGCAGTTGCCTATCGAAACCAGTTCGGCATCTCGCACGACGGCGGCACGGCTTGCACGATTCAGCTGATTGTGTCCGGGCTGAATGGTGGTTCGGGCGTCTACCTGACGCGCAATCCACAGACGGGCGACAGTGAGCCGTATATCGATTGGGCCGAAAAGGCGCAGGGCGACTCGGTGGTTGATGGGAGTTGTACTCCATCCAATGCTGAAAGCCTCAAGAGTCTCATGCCCGACATCTATGCAGAACTCATCGGCATTGGACGCAAGCTGGAGGCGGCCTATCGTGACGCGATGGACATCGAGTTCACGGTCGATGGCGGCAAATTATATATCCTGCAATGCCGCAAGATGAAGCGGACGCCGAGTGCCCGCGCGCGAATTGTAGTCGATCTGGCACTGGATGGCCTGTCTGACAAATCGGACATCCTGTCATACAATGAGCCGCCGCTGACCACAACAACTGTCACGACCAAGACGGCGCAAGTTCCTTTCACCAAGACGACCGCCGTGATGCCCGCGCTAGTCAGGGGCAAGATCACCCTTCGGGAGACTCCGCCCAGCGACGATCTGATTATCGTCCGCCAGAACACGACGACGGACGACTTGCCCTTCATGCTGAAGGCCAAAGCGGTTGTCACAATTGTTGGCGGCCCGACCTGCCACGCTGCGCTGGTTGCTCGCGAGAGTCAAGTCCCCACTTTCGTTGGGGCTAGTGGCTGCTATGTCGACGGCACGCGCCTCAAGAGCGACCTAACCTTTCTCAAGGAGGGAGATGTCGTCACGATCCTGCCGAACGGCTGCTTGTACAAGGGCGACATTCAAACGGTCGAGGTTTCCGAGATCGACCCGAACTACGCCCGCATTGTCAATCTAAAGAAATTGCTGGAGGCGTCATGATAAAAGCGATTTTGCACAAATTCGACGGCGTCACTGACCCGTCCACCGGGAAGCCCGCTGGACTTGGTGATCGCGTTAGCCTGCGTGTCGACAGTAATTTTATTTTCTCCCTGACATACAAGGGCGTCCAGTTTTTGAGCGCGGCCAAGACCGTGCTCGCGTGTGGCGATAATGGAATTCCGGTAGTTTTTCGGGATAGCTGCCATGACTGGAAATCGTACACCACGATTAACCAAGTCGAACTCAATGGCTTGAAGATTTATCTCAAGAAGAATGGCAACGACCTGCTCATCGCCTCTTATACCGAAGACTCCGAGGAATCCAGACTCCTCAAAATCAGCCCGGAGGGACTCTACCGCTATGCATACATTGACGATCAGACCATCAAGCTCTCTGGCTGGCCCGTCGACTCACTCGGACGACTCCAGATCGTGAGGCCGAAATGAGCTGGAAATACAAGTTCGCTCTTTTTCCGAGCGGGAAATCCTATGTATATCTTCAATCAGTCGGAGTGGGAGCGAGTCTCCTGCTGATATTCTCGAGCGCTGGCGTTGTGGTCGTGCCGTGGGTTACTCCTGAGCTGAAGTCTCACTTCGATTTTGGTGAGTCGCGCGAACTTAAGATATTCAAGGGCGACATCTCGTCGGCCAAAAAGTATGTCCTCTGCTCGCTCGACAAAGTGAGTGAGGCAACGCTTAATGAGTCTACCTTCAGATTGTGGGCAGACTACGACCACGAGCAGATGGTCATAACGTGTAATGGCTCTAATATTCTGTTGATCGACCACTCGGGTGTCTATCGAATCAAGAACTACGTCACACACCCTAATGGTGTCGCAGTCGACGAGACTGGCAGAATCAGAGTCTTGAGATACTCTTGGTAGAGGTCGATATGAACTGGGGCAAAAAATCATTCTCGATCCTGCCGGACGGCGGCGGCGCGAAACTCTGCGCGAACGAGTTCTCCGATGGAAACATCGTCAATATATCCGGTGCTGGGGTGTATAGATATTGCTCGGTAGACCCGAAGGTCGGATTTGATCTGGATTCAGCAGGCAGAATCAAGTTCTTTCGTGGAAGCATCGGGCCATCCTCTCTGAGTTCCTATCTGAGTTCTGGACTCTGCCTTGTCTCAGAATACAAATTCTCAAACAGGGCAATCGGCCTATACTTCTCTTACTCCGATCAGCAGATCGCCATTGTATCATCCTATCCGGTGATTCTCATTCTAGATCGGCGAGGCGCGTTCAGAGTTTCCGGCAGGAGTTCAGAGAAAATTGGCATCCCGGTTGATTCGCAGGGCAGGGTGAGGGTTCTCAAATGAAAATGCCCGATCAGCACTGGTTCTTCTTTAAGAACTTCGAGTCTTCCGATTACGACGAGGTCATGATCGCAGCTCACGGCCTCGGCGCAAAGTCGCGCGACGACGTCTGGATTAACTCGACCGCCTCGGGATGTCTCGACAACGGAGACCGACTGATCGTCAAGTTCACTATCAGGAGTTCTGGCGAGCAATTCGTGGCGAAGTTCCGAGAGACCGCCGACTGGTTTATGTCTGGAGCGCAGCAACGGAAATTGTATTTGGTACAAAAGTCATCTTGTCCAGTTCTGGATAGGGAGGTACGATTATGACGTGGGGCGATACTAAGTTCTTTCTCGAAGAAGACAAGTACCACTATGGATTTAACGTAAACTGGAGAATTTATCTCCGGGCCGATGTTAGTTCTGGCTACATTCTCGGAATCGAAAATCTTGGCATAAAGCGCTGTAGCGGTGTCAACACACACGCGCTAGGGATTTCGCCAGATAAGAATGGTTCTAAATATTCGGGTTTATTCGATGTCTACATCAGGATATTCAGGGGATCGTGCCCATTTTACATCGACCAAGAAGATCGAAAGATCATCAGCGCAATCGCGCTGGCCGAATGTAGCCCGATCCAGTGGAGACTACACAGAGTTCTCGCCAATAACAAGGCCGGAGCTCCGGCTGACTCCCTGCTGATTTTGTTTCGCGTCAACGAAGTGGAGACCCCGGCCCTGCTCGTTACCAGTGCTGGCGTTTATCGTTACGAGGGCTGCGAAAATTCTGGATTACCCATTGACGATCATGGAAGAATCAAGGTTCTGAGGGGAGGGTGATTCTATGGACGACGATAACGAGCCCGTTGAAGGGCCATACTTTGAGCCGAGGCAATACGACCTGCTCGCTGCGGGACGGCCAGAGAAGCAGCGCGTCAGGCCGAACACCGAGCTAGTCATTCTTATGCGCGGCGTGTTTTCGCACGCATCCGACCACGATTTGTATATCGCCGCCAATAAACTGGTTTCATCTGGCGTCGGGAAGAACTCGCTGTCGCTCGGGCTCGCCAAGCTGTGCGCCATCCCGCGCTGGAAGGAGTATATCCAGAGCATGCACTCATCACCTATTCAGTTAGTCTCTCGCATGGAGCAGGCTTCCGCCACCGCCGAGCAGGAATTGCACCGAACCGAAACTGAGGAAATCCTGCTGGAGATGCGCGCCCTGCGCGCCCGCAACCTCGCTATCGAGGCGCGGCTGGTAGCCTTTATGCAGAAGATTCACACCACGTCGCCCATTATGAAGAAGTATATTAAGACCGCAGCCGAACTGGTTATGAAAGCAGCCTTCCGCACCGAGCCTAAGGATGGCGCAATGCTGGTGGATTGCGCTCTGAATTACATTGAGGCGAACGAGCAGTGGTGGATTGACAAACAAATTGCGCAGTGCCGCGTGCCAAAAGACACGGCGCAAAAGATCATTCAAGTCATGGCAAAACTGTCTTAACTGGAGATCAGATGGAGATCGACTATGCAGAATACATTCCCAGCAGACTAACCGAAGCAGAGCAAGCACGTCAACGAGAGGAGCTGTTCAGGCGTATCAGTTGTCCACTTTGTGGAGGCACAAATGTAATACTCGAATTGAGCCCAATCAAACAGCCGGAGATTATCCCATGCCCACATCTACACTTCTTGATGCCGCCCGAGGCTATCTGGTCGGAGGCTTCAGCCTCATCCCTCTGGAAGCGCGTGGCAAGAAGCCTGCAATGGACTGGCGAACTTACCAGAGCAGGCGACCCACCGAGTCAGAAATCGTCAGGTGGTTCTACCGCTCGGACAGGAACGTCGGGATTGTCTGCGGTAGAATCAGCGGCGGTCTCGCCGTTATTGACTTCGACAGCGAGCCAGCGTGGGAGGCGTGGATCGAAGAAGACACTACCCGCTGGCTCATTCCGACGGTCAAGACCAGCCACGGCAGGCACGTCTACATCAAAACGACGACCATCCCCGGCAACCGTCGATTTCACGAACGAGGCATAGACATCCGGGGCGAGGGCGGCTATGTCGTTGCGCCGCCGAGCACCCACCCGGACGGGAGTATCTATCACTGGAGCATGGCGAATTGGTACAGCATCCCGCTATACGCCAGCATAAACGATCTCGGGTTTCCATCTGTTCAGATTATCGACCCACCGAGCAGGGAGACCCCCGCTCAGTTGCCCGGCGGCATGCCGCGCGAGATCATATCGTTTGTTAAGTATGGAACGCAGCCCGGTAATCGAGACCGCAAGGCGTACTTCTCGGCCATGCGCTGCGCCGAGCACAACGTACCCCGGGCGCAGGCGGTTGAGTTTATCGCCGCTGGACTGAGCCGCAGTAACCCCGACCGCGACCCTCGTCAGTGGGCGGAAGAAAAAGTGAGGAACGCGTATGGAAAGTAACAAGCCCTACTGGGATAACCTCGAACCGTGGGCGAACTTTATCGCTTGCGACGAGGATGGCATGTGGTATCAATACGATAAGCGACCGCCCGTTGACAAAATTTACGACATCGACGGTGTTCACAAATGGAACGCGGCTGAGAACGGCAAGTTCGAGTTTTGCGGGAATGTCGCCGACAAGGACTGGGCTAAGCTTTACTGGAAGTCCTCAGTCGAAGCGCGACCGTCCAGCAACTCGCAGGAGGTTGTAAAGACGGGCTGCGAAACAAAGCCTGTGAAGACATTCGACTACTCGTCCAGCGAGCCATCGAAACATAAGCGTGTGACTATCTTTCTTGAGTTTGATGACGCGGCGGACAAGGACGCGTCGCTTGCAAATCTGGTCGCGAAGATGCTCGTCAATAAGATGAATGATACCTACCTATCATCGGCTGGGTCGAACGTCGATAGCGCCAAGATCGCTGTCGGCGTGATGAAGTACGAGGAGATCAAGTACGATCCAGATCATTCCGAGTTCTACATCGTCGGCGAAGGGCCTGATCCAGATGATGACGACGATAATGACGATGATGATGATGACGACGATGATGACGCTGAATTCTAGGAGGGAGCATGGCGATCAATAAACCAAGTTGGGATGACGCACCAGAGTGGGCGAACTGGCTGGCGTGCGACAGCAGCTCGAACGGGAATGAGTGGTGGTGGTACTCCGAAGAACCGCTGAAATCCAAGATAAATATCGGCTCTTGGACGAATCATATCATGACACAATACGGGCATAGCGGTAAGTTCGCTTCTCCCGTATGGGCGGATGCGAACTGGAAGACATCCGTCGAGCAGAGGCCAGCGGCGGGTGGTAGTCAATCCGAATCCAATCCATATCTGACTGACGAGCGAAAGCGGCGCGTGACGCTATTCATCGACTTCGACGATCCGATTGACAGCGACGAGCAGCTCGCCCAGAACATCGCCGAGATGCTGTGCAACCGTCTTGGCACGAGCATGGAGTATCCGGGCAATAAGTTCACGCCCGGCGGCGGCAGCGTGGATCGCATCCGAGTCGCCATCGGCAAGGAGTTGATGAACAAAATCGCTTTCGACCCGGAAGATGGCTTCTATATCGAATCAAAGGAGAACGACTGATGAATAAGTCAGAGCATATCGACCAACTCGCAGCAGCCCTGTCCGCCGTGCAGCGGGAGATCAAGCCCGTCGCATTCAACGCGGTCAATCCATTTCTCAAGAACAAGTACGCCGATCTCGGCGCGGTCATCGAGGCGTGCAAGCAAGCGCTTTTCGACAACGGGTTCGCCGTCACGCAGCTTGCCACGAATGACGGCGGCATCGGCGTCGAGACCGTCCTGATGCACAAGAGCGGCCAGTGGATTTCAGCCACCATCTCCCTTCCGCTCGGCGACGAGAAGGGAAAGTCGCTGGCTCAAGTGGCGGGCTCAATCGTCACCTACCTGCGTCGCTATGCGCTCGCCGCGATTGTCGGGCTGTACGCCGATGAGGACGGCGATGGCAACACAGCGCAACAGCACTCGACCGGACAATCGTCCAGTTCTGCGCAAGCCAAGCCGGGCAAGCCTGTTCCGCAGCTATTCACAAAGCCGTGGTACGACAACGCGCTCGAACAAGTGCGTGGCAAGTCTGCTGTCTGGGACAAGAAAATGGGCGACACCGCTCACGGCAACGCCTTCATCAAGCAAATCCTCAGCCAGCACGTCGGGGATGGACAGTGGTACACCAGCAAGGCGCACTATCTGGAGTGCGTCCAGCGCTACACGGGGTTCAAGTCCCCCGAAGAAATGTCGTGGCTGGATGCCGACCACATGATCCGCATCGCTACCTTCAATCGGGCCAAGGCGGGCGACGAGATTCACAGCATCGCATGGGAGGGCATCTTCACCGCGGAACAATGGACTGCCATCTGCGAGGCGAGCGGCCTGAAACTGACCGACAAGATCGACACAGCGGACAAGGCGGAACTCATCAACATTCTGTTCCGCACCATCGAAATGGGCGGCTCGGTTGATGTTGCAACGGTCGGCGAGAGTCTCGGCAAGATTGTGAGGGGGTAGTTATGGGAGCACTGGATATCATTCTGGACAGGCTGTTCGTTCCACAGACTGATGAGGACTTCGAGCCCGTCTCTCTCCCAGACGGGCTCAGGATGGCTATCGCCGAATACTGGAGAGTCAAAGATTCCAACAAAGGACTCTTCAAAAACTCGCAAGAGAAGGATGAAATTTGCGACGCAATATCCAGAGAGGCTAGAAAAATCGGTCTTAGCACCAGCATACTGGCCGGATGGATCATGCTTTACGGCGACGACACGGCTTACACATTCGACACAAAACACAAACTAGGCTATCTTGATAAGAGAGCGACCAAGATCGCCAGAGGAATAACACCATGACAACCAAATCTGAAATTCTCGAAGCACTCGGTGATTTGTCGGCCAAGCGGCAGATTGCCGCCATCTACGCAGACGAGTTCAAGCGGCGGAACAATGAGATTCTGCTGAAGGTCAAGCCGGAACTCGACGCACTGGCCGAGGAACTCGAACCCCTCATGCTGAATGCGGGCGTCCATGCGGTCGAAGCCGAGGCCAAAGTTAGATCGCTTGTTCTGGAGCTGGGCGAGTCGGTTAAGGGCGAGTTGCTCCATGCCGTGTACGCCAAGGGCAAGACGACGTGGGACGGCAAGAAGTTGGACGGTATGGTCTCGCTCATTCCACAGATTGCCGACGCCCGCAACATCGGCCAGCCCAGCGTGTCGATACGAGATGTGAGATGACCGACCAGACCATCGTTCCCGCTGTCGTGGCGGATCAATATTCGTACCACATGGGGCAGATCGCCGAGGCCGTACCCGAAATCCTGAAGCGCAACATACAACTGTGGCGGTCTGTCTTCGAGATTTACACCAAGCGGCTGTGGAAGGCGGACGCTCGAGGCTTCCGATCTCAGGAGGAGTGGATCGATAGTCTGAAAGAGGACTTCATGATCCCGCGCTCCACGGTCATGCAAAGGATGTCCGATGCCCAATCTCTTATCGAACGAGCTGGAGCTAGTCGCTGGATCGCCATCGACGCCGCAACACTCATACCGAGCGCGGCACGGAAAGTGGCCGACAGCCCTCAGATACTATCGTCCGGCGTGGAGACCGATCAGTATTTGCTGGAACTTGTCGCCTTACCACCAGCTGAAGCCTTGGCTCGCACGACGAAAGACGCTGGAAGCAGCGTTTCTATGTGGTGTGGTGCGACCGATCTTTCTGGCGAAAAGCTGCTCGCCGTTATATCAAGAAGCGATGAATCTGGATTCCGCTCATTCGATGTGACAGTCTCGGTTGAGGGCGACCCAGAATTACGCCGAGCAGTAATGAAATGGATCGAGTCTAGGCTGAAGCACCGTTAGCAACTCCGTGCGGGGCGGCGCACGAGTTAGCACTACTGTCTACCAGTCACCTGCAAACCCGCAAGAAATTAGCCGATCCGCCCAATCGGCGCTCTAGCCATCTGTCAACTCTCCGGCATCGTCCCTGAGCATCTCTTCGTAAGCAGCAATCATCCCGGATGTTACATTGGCCTGAGCCAATAGCTCGGCGAGTTTCGCCTTCAGATCGTCGATGCGCTTTTTGATCTTGTCCTGATTCAGTTCAGACATTCTATCCTCACTTGAATTTCTTCAGTTCCTTATAGACTGACCGCAAAGCAGGCATCAGGCTGGACACCATCGCATAAGCCTGAACGGGGATGGTCGGGTCTAGCCCCTCGTACGAACTGCCCTCGAGGTCTTCCTTAGTCACAAACTCAACGGCTTCGCAGAAGTCCGGGAACTCCACCCAGAGCGCCGTTCCTCTTCGCATAAATTCAGCCATGAACTCCGCCAACTTGCCCGCTTCTGTCGCGAAATTCTGCGCGTCCTCTGTCGTGTGTGCCATATTATTCTCCGATCCTGACGATCTTTAGATTAGCGTGGTTGACCGTGATCGTGCTTCCTGCTGCCGTCTCGTTTTCAACGCACAGCTTGACCACATCGTTGACGGCCAGCGCGATAATACCCGTTCCGCCCATTGAGTAGGTGACTCCATTCTCTTTGGTTCGG